GTCGTAGGGGGACGGAACCCCCACTTAAAGAAACTCAGCACCGCGGCGAAGCCGCATAAAAACGAACGTGGCGCAGCCACATAACCTCCGTCGCAGGGGGGCGGAACCCCCACCACATAACCTCCGTCGTAGGGGGACGGAACCCCCCACTTATCATCTTATTTTTTTTTACTTTTTGTTTTCTTTTTTTGTAAACTAAATCTCACCTTCTTTGTTAATTTTTCATTCTTTTCCCGCTCATAAAATATTATTATTAAACTATTTAAGCTTTCAAAAAAATAACTACTTTTATTTAATTTTATATCATCTATATGATTTATTTTTTTTAAATAATCATAGTTTTTTGGATCTTCTATAAATGATTTTATTTGAAAGTATTCTAAATCTATATTGTATAATAATATTGTTGATAGTGCAAATTTCTTTGTTTCATATATTTCATTTTGTTTTATTATTTTTATTAATTGCTCTTTACTTATCATATTCTCTTTTGATAAATTTACACTCTTCTCATCTATTTTCTCTATTTCCTTATTTTTATTTATATATATCAAATCTAATGTTATTTCCGATAAATCTTCCAAATAAAACTCTTTATATTTATCTTCTTCTTTTTCAAAATCATTTATCCAATTTGTATCTATATCTTCCATTATTTTAGTTGCATATTTATTTAATCCGTTTTTTACTTAATAATCTGAATCATATTCTTCCTCATCTTCTTCTTCTTCTTCTTCTTCTCCTGAATCTTCTTCAAATTGTTTTGCATATTCTTCATATTCTTCTCTTTCCTTTTCTGCTAATGCTATATAATCTATTTCACCTGTTTCTTCTGCATTTCTTGCTGATTCTTCTCTACGTCTTTCATATAATTCTTCGAATTTTTTACACCATCTTATCATTAACTCTTCATTTTCTTGTTCTCTTATTTTTTCTAAGTGTGCTTCTGTAAACGTTTCATCAAACGATTTTGCCCAATCTCTTCCATTTCTGCTATATAATGTTTCACCTTTTGGTATTATTATTGTTGATGCCTTTGCTTTTGTTGCATTCTTTATATATAACTTCCATGATGCTGATAAAGGTGTTGATTTCATCAATATTGGCCCTTTCCATTTATATCCATTCCAGTATTTCGGATCTTTATCATCTATTATTATTTCATTTTCTTTTTCTTTTTTCTCTTCTGTTTTCATTAAATCTGCCCATTTTGTATCTATTGGTTTATATATTTCTTCTACTTTTTCTTCCTTTACTAATGCGGGAAAATTATCTTCTGTTTTTTTTATTGTATTTTGTCTATTATTTTGTCTATTATTTACTCTACTTGAACTTTGCAAAAACTTATTCTCTTCTTTATTATTCTCTATTTCTTTTCCATTTCTTTTTTCTCTTTTTTTTGATGTAAATGGATTCTCCTTTAATGCACTAAATCTGCTCATGTTTTATAAACGATTATATATCTTAATATATATATTATATATCATCATATATTCTTTAATATTATTAATATTATATTATTAAAGTTATTTAAAAACATTCCTATTATATAACTTGTAAGAAGGGCATCTATTTTTCCTAACAGCTATCTTTTTTATAATAAAAAATCTATTTTATATATTTATATATTATCTACAGGAAATTGCATTTCAAAAAAAATTGATCTCATATTAATCTATTTTTTATACTTATATTATTAGATTAATGGATTCAGAATGTCCTTCATTATGTATACCTCGTGTGTACAATAAAATCACTTCTTCGGAAATTCGGGTTATTTTTGAAGAAAAACTCAATATAGGTAAGGTTAAGAGTATACAAATACTTAATACTAATTCTCATATGTTTAAAAAAGCATATATACATTTTGATTATTGGCGGGTTGATGATGATAAAATTTCAAATATCAAAAATCTTATTTTAGATGAGAAAATTATTAAAATTGTTTATGATAATCCATATTTTTGGAAATGTAGTTTATTAAAAAAATAATTATTAATATTATTAATATTATTAATATTATCATTATTTTTTATTTGTTAGTTTAACAAATTAAAAATAAATCATATAAGCATATTAATGACTGATATTCAAATTAAAAAAAATACTGATTGTTATGAAATTATTAATCATAATGATAAAATGTGTTTAGGATTTAACACTTTATATGCAAATAAGGTTTGTTATAAAAATGACTTTTTAGAATTACATCAATTATATAAAATTATTATTGATATTTATATTCAAATAAAAAAAATAGAAAATAATGGTTATAGTTTAATACATATGGAAAATGACGATTTAATTGATATAGATGGACAACATTATTTAATTAATACTAATAAATTATTACCTATTACTGATAATCAAATTATTGTATCTAATCCTTATGATAAATCTTTATTTTTATCGCCTGAATTAAAAAATAATGATAAATTACCATTTAGGACTCCTATATCTAATTTTTATTATAGTTTGGGATTATGGATTAAAAGCAAAATTAAAAATTATGAACTAGATATCTTTAATGATACTAAAATTAATCATATATTAAAATACTTATTGAAAGAGGATCCTAATGAAAGGGTATTTATAATATTTTAATTTCTCATAATAAATTATATATGTCTTTGCAAGTATTAAAAAAAAAATCTCGTCATAACAGAAGATTTGCCCCTATATCAGGTAGAGGTACTGATGGATTTTCTTTAAATGGTGGTTATAGAAATATTGGAGCTGTTGGTCAATTTAGAATGGTTTCAAATACTACTCGCACTCCTTATAAAGGATCTCTTCCTAAGGGTAATGGTGGTAATAATGGTAAATATTATAATCATCCTTTAAATTCAGGTAGTTGTTGTACTAATGATAACAAAATTATAAAAAAATCTTCTTTAAATACTGCTGGTATGATAGATACTAAATATAAGTGGACTAAAAGTACATATCCTAATTATTGGGTACAAGAAGATGATAACAGTTATAAAATTACTAGCGATCAAGCACAATATATTAGACAACTTACTCAAAAATGTGGTAAATCGGTATTTATAAATGTTCAAAGTAGTGGTAATTGTGGTACAACTGTTGATGCTCCTGATGCCAAAATATATAATTGTGATGGTAAATCTAGAGCATGTTCTTATCATATTGGAGGAAAGAAATATGTAAGAATGCCATATGCAAAGAATTTTAATCAACCTGCTATGAGTCAAGGTCAATATATTACTACTGGAGGTCCAGGAAAACAGAATTGTTTACCAACACCTGCAAATAAACAGCCTTTCCCTATGAAATTAAATCATAATAGAACTTCACAAACGTCATATCGTGTTGGAGGTGCTAGTCAAACAGCATCTACGTCTGTTGGTTCATTAGGTTGTGATGTCAATTACTTAACATGGCAAGAAGCAGTAGCTGCTGGTGCATTACCTGCCGATTATGTTGGTTAAATGGGGGTTCCGTGGGGGTTCCGCCCCCCTACGACGGTTATGCGGCTGCGCCGCGGTGCTGAGTTTCTTTAAGTTATTTTAGAATATATATTATTAAATAACTTAAATAGGTTGAATGGAATTTCTTTTTATTTTTAATTAATCTCTCTATTTCTCTCGTTGAATTCGTTTTCCCATCTTTATATGATATCCTTGAAATATAGAAATGATTATACATTTTTCAACATACTGATATAAGAATTAAAAAAAGATTAAACGAGAGATTCAGAGAGAAAATAAATAATAAATACAACCCTTGTATTTTAGACTGAATTAATAATTAATCTCTCTATTTCTCTCGTTGAATTCGTTTTTCTATTCTTATATGATATTCATGAATTTATGATTTTAAAATACAATTTCTGATTTACTGGATTTACTTTTAAAAAAAGAATAAACGAGAGAAATAGAGAGATTAATTCATAAATAAAAAGAAATTATTACCTATTTATTTAAGTTATTGAATTATATATATTTTAAAATAACTTAAAGAAACTCAGCACCGCGGCGAAGCCGCATAAAAACGAACGTGGCGCAGCCACATAACTTCCGTCGCAGGGGGGCGGAACCCCCACGGAACCCCCCATACATTTTTCTCTTTTAATCGTTTTATTCCTTGACTTTCATGATCTGTATTATAATCTCTCATTTTACATTTTGTCAATCCACCATAACTATTACTATAAATTATATTTTTTATATTGAATTTTTTCAATATACTTGTACAATTTAAACACGGCGCAGAGTCCTTGAATTTCTCACCACTTGTATCCTGTCTTACTACATATAAACTAACTCGGTTGTAAAAGACACCGCGTCCCTTTAGCCTTATTGCCAACCAACTTCATCATCTTTCGCAAACAATCCATCTCCGCATGACAACTACACACATTTTTTAATATTCCATCCTTTGAAAAACACCTATCTGAATTCCAACCCTTAGCAATTATTTTTCCATTTAAAACTGCCACACAACCATGTTGGTGATGCTTTAAATTCGAATTCTTACACAACGATAGTGCCAACGACGCAAACTTCTCATCACGCAAATTACACATCATACTTACTTTAGATAGATACTTATACTCTTGATTTATGCATTTAGCTTTTTACTACTTCACAAATCAATTTTTTTTAATTTTATTTTAATAATATATAATTATGAAAAATAATAAAAATAAATATCATTCTGAGATTGTTTATGGTGGCGTAGATGGATTAGTTACCACATTTTCTATTATTGCTGGATCTGTTGGTATTAATTTACAAAATACTGCTATCATTATTTTAGCTATCGCCAATATTATATCGGATGGCTTTAGTATGGGTGTTTCTAGTTATTTAGCGGAACAAATGAGACATAATAACAAAAATCCATATCTTGTCGGATTCTTTACCTTTATTTCATTTGTTTTAGTTGGTATTATTCCTATTATTCCATTTTTATTACAAATGCAAAATGCTTTTACTTATGCCATTTATATTTTACTTGTTTGTTTATTTTTACTTGGATATTTAAAAGGCAATTTTTATCAAGCTGTTAGAACGTTAACTATTGGTGGTATTACCGTATCTATGGCGTACTATATATCTAAGTATTTGAATTCATTTGTACAATAAATATATTTATGAAATGACATAAAATCATATACATAATAACAATATATGAGTCAATTACCCATACTTAAAATTTATATCCATCAAAATGATATCAGAAATTATTACGAAGAAAAGGTAAATATTCATAATAATAATATTTTGTCTGATACACCTGATTCAGGATTTGATCTTGCATTACCCAAAGATTTTTCTTTAGACCAACTTATTAGCAATAAAATTAAATTAGGAGTTAGTGCTTCTATGTATACTCCTGGATATGGTTTTGAAGGATATTATTTATACCCACGATCTAGTATAAGTAAGACACCTATGCGACTTGCTAATTCTGTAGGTATTATTGATTCAGGATATAGAGGTGAAATTATGGCAGTTGTTGATTTAGCAAATTCATCAACAATTCCATTTAATATCGCGTTCAAAGAACGATATTTCCAATTATGTCATCCATCTCTTCGACCATTTAGAGTAGAAATTGTTAATAATATTGATGATTTAGGACTTTCTGAAAGAGGTTCGGGCGGATTTGGTTCTACTGGCAGATAATTCATGCGTTATTTAGTATATATTTAGGAATAAATTATTTTCTACTTTTATATTATATAATGGCTGTTACTAGAACCATGAAGAGAAGAAGTTTATCTCGCAAGAGATCTTACGCTAAACGTGTCAGAAAATCTCCTTGCCGTGGACACTCCATGAGAGCTTGCATCATGACTGAAGGATGCAAATTTACCAAGGGTAAGAAGAGATCTTTCTGCCGCAAAGGTAAGAACACCAAGCGTGTTAGAAAATAAACTCATTAATCAATTATCATTAAAAAAAATTTATTAATTAATTATTTTAATAAATTTTTTAATACCATTTTACACCTTGTTTTTTTAATACCATTTTACACCTTGTTTTTTTAATAACTTTTTTTCATTTGTCCACTCGGATTCCCATATTATATTCATTTTATATCCCTTTGATTCGTAAAATTCCTTTTTCTTTCTATCTTTTTCATATTTTTCCTCATACTTCTTATTATGAAATGCATCTTCTCCTGAATATTTTAATGGATTCCCATGAAAATAATCTCCTTGAAATTCCCATATATTATTATTAAACGGACATGGCTCATCTTTATTTCCATTACATTTATGTTTACCACATTCATGATATCCATCTACTGGCCAAAAGTAGCCGTTTTCAGGATTTCTTAAACTGAATTCACCTCCATTTTCTTCTGTTTGTATTTCTATATTATATTCTCTCGCCTTATATTTTAAACATTCTATTCCTACATTTGAACATAATTTCCTCTTTTCTTTATTTACACACACATCTTTTGTATCAATTATTGTACATATATATTCATCTTCGGCTTCTGTTATTTGAAATAACGCCTCTTTTGCTATTAAACTATTTCTTAAAAATTTATAGTTTAATTTATTGTTTTCATCATCCTCTATTCCTATATAAAATCGTCTTACATCTCCTTTTCCATTCTGTTCTTTGAATTTTATTAATTTACCTTCACATAAATTTATATTTTTTTCTACATGTTCTACACGATTTTCCATGCTCTTTTTAAATTTTTCTTTTGACTCAAAATAATTTGATAAAGAATCCTTATATTTTTCATCAAATTCTATTTTCCATGGCTTTAGTGTTAACTCCTTATTTATTAATCCATTATCTCCTGTATATATACGCGTTTCTCCATGACCATTACCATCCGTTAATTTTACATTTGGATGTACAAAACTATCAGATATCGGTATTAATATTTGTTGCATTAGTGGCTTTAAAGCATACATTATCGATCTTATTTTCATTCTTATTTTTTATTAACATTTAAATCAATTTTATTTAAAAATAAGTATCTTTATTTTATTAATGAAGAAAGTTTGCATTTTTGGTACATGTCGTGTTTCTGCACTACCAGCAAAATGTATTAAAGAATTGAATTTAATGGAAGGTGGTATGCAATCCAAATTATATGAGACGGAAGATAAAATTCGGATTCATACGCAACCCATTACATATTCATCTAAATTGGCTGATGTGAGAGATATTTTAAAATATATGAGAGGAGAGATATATCAAGATAAAGATCCTAATACAGATAAAACATTTTTTGATATTTTTTTTAGAGGTATTACACAAAGAGCATTTGGTGGTAATAAACATGTAAGATTACCAAGAGAAATTGTTGATGGTAACGATAATGATTATGATTTATATATTTTTGAAATTGGTTCTGTAAGAGAGATTCTTTTTAAAACCGAAAAATATGGCAAAGAGTATTATAATAAAAATTTATTATGGAATATTGATATTGGTATTCATAATACTATTGATTTTCAGAGAGAAGATTTTCAAATTATTGATACAAAACAAAATATAGAATCTATTTTTAAAGAGATTAACCAATTATGTAATAATAAAAATATTTTGATTATTGGTCCTTATCTTATTAATGATAAAATTGTTCAACAAGATGCTGATGAACAAAATATATATATTGAGAATATTTCTGAACAAACTAAATATATTAATGATTATAGAATTGATGTTCAAAATAAACTTAAATTATGTATAGAAAAATATGATAATATTGATTATTTTGATATGACTGAATTAATACAACAAAATGATATTTTAAAGGATCAATATCATTTTAATGTAGAAGGACAATTTATGCTTAGTTGTTATATTCTTAATTGGATTAATTTAAAAATTTATGGCAAACGTACTTATAATTGGATGGACCAAAAAATTTATAGATAATCTTATTGCTTATGACAAAAAAAAGTTGATCTGTATTTATACTTATTTCCTATTTGCAAAATTTATGAAACATTCACTATGAATAGTTATCCTACCTTTATTCATTCTTCACCATTTTACCGTTATGATCTAGTTCCTAATTATAAACATTTTACTGATTGGGATAGATGTACTGAGTGTAATATCAATACTGTGCATTATACATGCAATAATTGTCGCAATCATGTTTGTAATAACCAAAAATGCTCCATCTCTTTTCCTCATTATAATAACACTTGCTTTGTTATATGTAATACTTGCAAAATTCCTATTGAAAATAATCTTATTTGTATTGAACATGATAAACTTAGATTACTTAAGAAAAAAATTCAATTAAAAATTCAACAACGAGCCGAAGAAAAAATGCTATTACGTAAACCTATTTAAGTTATTTAATAATATATATTCTAAAATAACTTAAAGAGCGCGACTTCGTCGCATAACCGTCGCAGGGGGACGGAACCCCCACCACATAATCCCCGTCGTAGGGGGGCGGAACCCCCCCCCATTACTTTCTTCTTGATTTCCCTACTTTCTTATATCCATATTTTCTTAGTATTTTTTTAGCTTTTCGCTCCACATTTTTATATGTTTTTCTTGAATGACGAGGCTTTGATGTCTTGTAACTTGATTTTGCTTTACCCCATTCTCTTGCACGAATATATGCCGAATATACTCCTTTTGGATTTATTTTACATGTTCCTTTGTTGCAAATTGGAAAGCTCTTTTTTGGTCCTAAAAAACATTTCTTTCCGCACTTTTTCAACATTACTGTGCGAGCACGAGTCCCAGGACTCTTTTTTGACCACCCCTTGGTCGGTTGTCCTTTGCGATTTTTTTTTGTTTTACTCACCATTATACATTTTATTTCGAAAAAAAATATATTTTTTTATTATATTATGGATCTTTCTAATAATTTATTTGTTGAAGTTACTGATCTTTCCGCAAATCATATTGATACTTCTTCACAATCAAATTTACCTCTTCTTCTAACCAATCATGTTAATCATGATAATCATAAATCTAATACCTATTATGATTCTGATAGTGATAGTGGAGCTGAAGAAACTAGGAAAGAGAGATATAAACAAATTGTAAATGATTGTGAAAATCTCGATTTACAACACAAAAATAATTTTATTAATTTAAATACCTCCTTTCTTAATAATCAGGCTGACACTTCTGAAGAAGATTCTAAATCACAAGAATCTAAACATTCTTATAAAATTTCTACTGATGAAATCATTAATAATTTAGTCCATTCTAATAAAACAGATATTTCTAGATCAGAATTATTAGGTATATTATCTAAATTAGAAATTGATTGGCATGATATTGAAGCTATTAAAGATTTTGTTGATAATACTTTTTCTACTAATTTAGTTTCTCTTACATCTACACATTTAGATATTATTGCTAGCTATTTAAATAGTCAAAAAATGATTTATACTGAATCTAGTTATTATACTTCTACATGGCTTAATTATTTAATGATTCCTACTATTATTATATCTGCTGGAGCATCTGTTATTAGTGGAGCTGAGAGAATTATTCCTCATGCACAACTTATTATATCATGTATTACTGCTTTTAGTGCTTTTTTATTATCTGTTATTAATTATTTAAAACTTGATGCTGCTTCTGAAGCTCATAAAATTTCTGCACATCAATACGACAAACTTCAAAGCCATATTATGTTTTTTTCCGGCAAATCACTTTTATTTAGTAGCGCTTCCTTCAATTTTAATACACGACCTGAACGTAAAGCTAAAAAATTACTTGAAGTTAAAAAAAATGTACGACTTAAAATTGATGAAGGGGTTCAACAAAAATATAATGAATTAGAAATACTTAAATCTGATTATAACAACCATAAATTTACTCTTAATAAAGAAATCCAAAAAATGAATTATGCTAAATTTGATTGTGAAGCTCTATTACAATCAACCACATTAGATCATGATAAACGTAATGAATATGATAATGATCTTAATAAAAATATATATCATATTCAATCACTCCAAAATGATTTGGATCAAATTAATATACAATATCGTATTGATAAAAAAGATAAGAAGGAAGATATCGATAAATTTATGAATAATTTTAAAAAAGTATTAAATGAAGAAACTGAAAAAGCTATTATTGAATTAAATACTGAAGAAACACATCATCAAAAAGATCTTATGGATAAAATTTTATTAGAAATTGAAGATGTACAAAAAAAAATTAAAGAAATTAAAGAAACTAATCAATTTGAAGTTCCACGAACCATTCGTAACCGATATCCTACTGCATATAGTATTAATGTTTTTTCATTAATCAAAATGATTGAAGACTATCGATTAATATTAACTATTAAATTATGGATTTATAGAAATAATTTACGACAAATTAGATCTTGTATTAATGCTTGTACTACTATTTTAGAATCTTCTCGTCATATTAACCAACAATCACGTAAAATGATTGAAAATGAACTTGATAGATTTAAAATTGCCAAGGTCAAATATGCTGAAAAGAAAAATACCATTTACGAGTCTATTGTTGCATTATCTGTTTCATATATTGAAATTGATGCTATATTAGTAGATGAACTTAAACGAGGTGATATCAAAAGGAATATGGGCGTTTTTTATTATTTATGTCCTTGTATTTTGAAATATATTCATGATTCTAATTGGGTTGATAATAGTTTTATTAATCATATTTACGATAGTGCTAGTAAAAATGTTAAAAAATTACAGGAAATTGAAAAAAAGAAAAAGGAATCACGATTCACATGGAATATTGAAGATGATCATGATATTAACGACATTATGGTATAATTTTTGTCAAAATTCAAAAAAATAACCGTTATAGACAGACAGACAGAAAAAAAATTGAACCATTTTTTGGTCATTTTTGGTAATCACAAAACTTATTCACACATTTTCAAAATGTATCAACGCTTTATCAAACACGCTGGTCTTCAAGACAAGACCTATCAACGCCTCGGTATTGAATGGTGTGTCCAACGAGAACGTCAACAACCATCCGGCGGTATCCTCGCTGATGATATGGGATTAGGTAAGACCATCACTATGATTGCAACCATGTTGTGCAATTTCGTACCTTCGACCTTGATTATTCTACCTGTTGCGCTTATGCAGCAGTGGACCGAACAAATTTACAACACTACTGGTCATCAACCTCTTGTATATCACGGACAAGACAAAAAACACATCGTATATGATGATTTGATCAACGCACCTATTGTTATCACGACATACGGTCAGATCATTCAAGATTCCAAAAGTACTCGCCATTTATTCAAAAAATGGGATCGTATTATTTGTGATGAGGCACATCATCTTCGTAATAATAAAACCAAACTATTTCAGGTTATGTCTAGTCTTAAAACGACTACCTTTTGGTTTGTTACTGGTACGCCTATCCAAAATCATCTTAACGATCTCTATTCTCTTCTGTGTCTTATGGGTTATAGTCCCATGGAATATACAAATTCTGAAAAACTTCGCGAACTTGTGAGAACGGTAATATTAAAAAGAACTAAAAATGATGTTGGATTGAATTTGCCTAAATTATATACTACAAAAATTATTACCAAGTGGGAAAATTCCAAGGAAATGGGCATGTGCCAAGACATTCATGAAGCCTGTAATTTTAGCTCCCTACAGAAACACAAAATTATCGATCCTCAAATGATATTGGCTGTCATGACATTTGCTAGACAAGCATGTGTTTATCCACAAATGGTCAAGAAACATATGTTGAAAATGAAGAGCATGGGTCTCATCTCAAAAGACAATTATGGTGGCGAGCAATTTAATAGCAAAATGAATCGGGTTATTCAGATGATTGTCGAGAGAAAAGATAACGGAAATAAAAAAATTATATTTACCACTTTTCGCGAAGAAAGCGCTTACCTGAAAGAAAAACTCCAGGCTCATGGTTTCCTTGTTGACATGATTGACGGTTCTGTTCCTAAGGGCAAGAGGAACGAAATTCTCAATTCTGAACTCGATGTTTTGATATTGCAAATTCGATCGGGTAATGAAGGATTGAATCTTCAACAGTACAACGAGATTTATTTGAATACGCCTGACTGGAATCCTAAAGTCGAAGATCAGGCTATTGCTAGAAGTCATCGTTTTGGTCAGCAAAAGGAGGTATTTGTCTTCCGTTTTATTATGGAACGATTTGATAATCAGGAGCTCTCTAAAAATATTGAAATGCATACTCAAACGTTACAAGATGTCAAGAGAGAATATGATCAAGTTATTACTAATTAGATTCCTTGTATTTGGTGTACATGTTGTTGTTTGGTATTTATTTTTTTTTTGAAAAAGTATTTAAAGACATTTCTATTATTTTATTGTTGTTAAATAACAATATTATTTGACAACACTATTTTCTCGATTTAGCTCAGGGGTAGAGCATTCGACTGTAGTAGTTCATTTCGATCACTTGTTGTCATCGAATTGTCGCTGGTTCGATTCCAGCAATCGAGAGAAAATGCAATTCACCCAATTGCATATTTAAATTGTTTTATTACATTTATTTTAAAACAATTTAATTTTTTAATTATATATTTCTTGACGTGCTTGTACTGCTTTTTGGATTACAGAACCTATAGATAAAAATCCAAATATGTATAAAAATGTTTTTGTTTCACCTGATACACATACTTCTTTACCCCATGAACCTATTGGATGAAATAATACCAATAATAATATTCCCATTAAAAATGTAAATAATGTATGAAATAATTCTTCTAATGATTCATATGTTTCGTATTTATCTGTGAAATTTTTTCTTTTCGCATGAAATGCTAATAACATAAATATCAAAAATAGTATTTTTACTACCAATATTATATATAGAAATGTTTCAAATAAAAAGGAATTCTGATCAATCATATATATTATGAAAATACAAAATTATCCAAATAAACAAAATAATGTTCCACTTATTATCCATATTATTCCTATTACTACTAATTCATTTAATTTTAATGGTACTTTAAATATTATTGAATTTAAATAATTTATTACACAAAACCAAATGAATAAATGGAAAAATACTAAACATGATATATGTTTAAACCATTCATAATTTGTATAACGATATATTTGGAAATAATATATTACACTTGATATTATTGAAAATGATAATACTGCTGAAAATAAAAATCTCTCGTTATTACTTAAATTTAATCCATCTTGAACTATTGCACCAAATGTATTGGCCCATCCAAAAAATAATGGCGTAAATATTGCATAGGTTTTAAAATCCAAAAAATTTAATTTATTTTTGAACATCTTATTTTCCTTTATTAGATCATATGTTTTCACTAAAAAAGGTAATGTTACTATTATACTACTCCCTATTACAAAATCTATCAAGTATTTATCTATCAAATACATATAAAATTTACTTAAATTATTCATATTCATATTCATATATATTATTATTATACTTTGTTTTTCTCATTTTTTGTCAAGTTTTCTAATATTTCTCCGTCTACTAATGATTCAAAATTTTCTTGTGTTGGTTTACCTGTTATTAATACATATAACCATCGCAAATAATACATCGGACTCCATCCTTGCAAATAAGAAAAAAATAAATTATTTGTTACTGTGGGTATTTCTAAATTTATATATTGAACAAATCTATTTGCTACTGCTATTGTATAATTACTTTCATTTTTTACTGCATGCCAATACCATGCTGGATTATATAAAAAATCTCCTTCATTTAAAATTATTTCCATTCTTGGTATTTTTGAATACTTATTATTGTTTTCTGCAAAATAATCTTCTATACCCACACTATATAATCCTTTTTTACTTGTTTGACAATCTATTATATCTGTATATTTTGGATGTATAAATCCCCATCTTTTTTTTCCTTTTATCATAAAAAAAAAATTTATATTTGAAGCACAGTGCAAGTTTGTTCCTGTATTTTTTCCTCCAAAAAATAATTGTGAAAAGAAATCCCCTCCTGTGAATTTTTTATAATTTTTCAAAAAATTATTTTTTATTAATTCATCTTCTATTTTATTTAAATTTAATTCTGATCTTGCTTTTTTACTTCTTGAAAATAATCTTGATATATTATTTACATATAACGGCTCTCCATTTTTTATTCCATCTACTATATCACTTATTGAACATTTATAACTGTTTTTTTTTGATTTTTTTAATTTTTGCTCTTTTCCACCATAATTTATATTTCCATCTTCATATACTGGCACTTCTATGTTTCCAAATTCATTTTTAAAATATTCCAAATCCCATTTTTTTACACAATCATATTCTTTCAATAATCCACGTATTACAAATGGCTCTCTTAATCCATTTGATATTTTATGTACATTTTCATAACATATTTCATCTATTTTTAATTCAGGCAACATACATACATCTACTTCCACCATTTTTAATAGTCTTTTCTCTCTATGATACTTCATATACGTCTCAAAAATATTATTTGATTTCATTAATTTATTTTCTTTAAATTGACCCTCTTCTTTAAATGTATAATTATTTCTATTTAATAAATAATTTATTGTATAACACATATAATATACTGTATTTGTCATAGATATTGTTATTAATAACAATATTATTATTAATATTAATATTATTTCCCTCTTATTTTTTATTTCCTTTATTTTTTCCATTTTTTATATACTTATTATATATTTTTAAAACATATTTAAAAACACATTTATATGTATACTTGTAGTAATATGATGCATACAGCTACTCTTTTTTAAATTATAATTATTATTAATGATTACAATCAGCCACTCTTACTTAATTATTAAAGCATAGTAATCAGCAAGCATCATGCATTCTGTTCGTGTAGCTCAGTTGGTTAGAGCGTCGGTCTTATGAGCCGAAGGTCTGCGGTTCGAGCCCGCATATGAACATTAAGCACAGATGGCCGAGTGGTCTAAGGCGGGAGACTTAAGATCTCTTATCTTCGGATGCGAGGGTTCGAACCCCTCTCTGTGCAATTTATTTCCTACATACAGCTACTCTTTTTTTAAATTATGATAAGACTACATCCAGCTATTTTTTTGAACTAAGCCTATACCTTATACTTCAAACAAATGTAGTCAGCTAGTAGGAAGCAGACGGTCTTATAGTGTAGTGGTTATCACTCGAGACTTTGAATCTCGAAACCTGGGTTCGAGTCCCAGTAGGACCTTTTTTACTCGGTTAGCTCAGTCGGTAGAGCGCACGCCTTTTATTAAAAGTTAGCGTGTGGTCCAGGGTTCGAGCCCCTGATCGAGTTACTATATGGAGCAACATTACCCATACTTAAGGGGATATAAGACATCTCTATAACCCTATAAAACATATCCTATATACAGCTAATCTTTTTAAATTATTGTTAAAGACTACATTACAGCTACATTTTTTTTTAAATCATGGAAAAATCATCTCGACGGCTACAACTATAATTATTCATTTAATTGTAGTTTTTTTCTTTCCTCTTCAAGGATAGTATCAAGGATAGTATCAAGGGTATACTATAGTAGCCTCTTAGATCATTTTTCAGATTGTTTCGACAATCAATTAAAGTAGTCAGCAAGTAGGATGCATCAGCTCTTGTAGCTCAGTTGGTTAGAGCAGACGGCTGTTAACCGTAAGGTCGAAGGTTCGAGTCCTTTCAGGAGCGACTTTATTTGGTATTTTATTTTAAATACTTTTTTGGCCCAACTGGCGCAATTGGATAGCGCGTGAGACTTCTAATCTCAAGGTTGTAGGTTCAAGTCCTACGTTGGGTGGTACTTATAATATTTCAAATGTATTTAAAAATTTCATTTTATATACATTTATACTTTGTACATGACTGAACATACTAATTATATCGCGGCGAAGCCGTGTAACCGTCGTAGGGGGGCGGAACCCACAATTGACTATATTTCTTATAAATTAACTCAAGCTGGATGGATTCAATCTTTGGCGACAAACACAAACGTTTCTTTTCATTTACCATACAGACAACTTGAAGAAATTTCTTTTAATATTGATTCTGATAATCATATTCATGTTAATGTTCCTTTATATAATTCTGATTATAGCTATTATAAACCATTTCAATCTATCGAATCTGCTGTTAAATATATTGATTCTTATTTAACCCATTACAAATCTTACTATTAATGTAAATAATATTATATGTATGGTTAATCCTAATTTTGTTGGACAACCATTCTTTGATATTGTTCCTATTAATTTTCCTAATACTTTTTGACTTAAATTATATGAATATGGATTTATTATTATTATTAATATTATTGTTGTCAATATTGTATACCACCATTTATCTAATGAACTTGGCTTTTCTATGCAATTTTTACATTCTTTATTTTCCATTTATATATAATATAAACATTATTTATATTATATATTATGACTCTTAGACCTTCTCAAATTATTCATCATATTGATACTGATACTGATTCTATTTTATCTGACGATCAATCATATCTTGCATATAGTGATGATGATATTGATATTATTAAAAATAAACATGAACATATTATACCTATTAAACATAGAACCAATCTTATTAAAAAAAAGGTTTTCCAGTTCATTAATACACCTCGCATTATTAAATCTTCTCGGAAAATATATCCTACTTATTCACTTAATTATTCTTGTATTAATAAATATTGTTTTCCTTTTAATTTTATAAATAAAAAAAATTGATTATATTATATGTACAATTTTAGATTCAATAACTTACATTCATTAAATAGAAGGTCTCAACCTGTTGTTCGTTACATTCCTGTTCCACAAATGAAGTGTTCTTATTGTGAAGAAAATGGTCATAATATTATGACTTGCCCTTATGATAAACAACTTATCCATCTTTTACGATCTCCGCAAAAGCCTAATTTTGATCATTTGTCTTTGAAAGTTTTAAAAAGACTTGCTGCACTTATTAATTGTAAAGTTTCATTACCACGTATTCAGATTATTTTAAATCTTACTAGATACTGGCAAGAATGGTTAAAAACCCAAGATATTGTTGCACGATCATCCGATATTACTGATTGTCCTATATGCATGGAACCTTTAGAATCTATTCAAAATGTTACTACCAAATGTGGACATAAATATTGTTTAAAATGTTTTCTACAATCATATCATAAAAAAAATTCTTGTCCTATGTGTAGAACTCCTATTATCGAAGATGATCTTTATGATCAATTACATCATGTACATCTTGATAATTCTTTTGATCCTGAACGGTTTTTAGCAGCTATCCAACTTATGGAATTAAGCAATAATAATTATCCTATTAGTTCTTTTAATAGTAATAGTAATAGTAATACTAATAGTAATAATGATATTTGGTATTTTAATCATAATATGACTGGTTAATTTACTCGTATTAGATCATATTTAATAATTTTATTTATTATTTATTCTTTTTATTTTATTTTTTAATAAAATAAAATTATATATGTCAGGACCTAATAATACTATTAGTGGAGGTGCACGACGATTAATATTTGTTAATACTCCTCCTAACAATCTATTTAATAAATGGACTAGTTCAGGTATTGGGGCTACTAATGCTTCTGTTAGACGAGCACAAAAACGACGAGCTACTTCCAATCCAGGTGAACTTAATAAAAAAGGACAATTAATTAATTATACTCAGAATTCTTGCCCACCTGAATTACAAAGAAAGTCTCAAGGATAGTTTATTAACCTTGGTATTCGATGGTACCAAAACACTTAATTCAAATACTCTTGTATTAAGAACTGATAAATCTACATCTCTTCCTATTTCATCATCAACTAATATTCCTGGACTCTCTTTAACTTATACTGTTACTGGAACCAAACCTACTACTACCCAAGACTTTGGTGGACCAGGTGCTATTGGTTTTGGTGTTATTCCAAAAAGTAATGGCGCGCCTATTTCTCCAGGAGACCCTGAATATTGGGGAGGTGAAATTGCCGAAGCACTATTTTATACCAATCAATTTACACAAAGTGGTATTGGCGCTATTGAAGACTATTTAAATACCAAATGGGCATTAGGATTTTAAAAAAAACTCAATTAATAATATATAATGGCTGAAAATAATGATTCAACTCCTACTAATAATTCTCTCAATTTAGAAGAGATAAAAAAACAACTCAAGGAAGAAGTTAAAGCTGAACTTGCAAAAGAAAAGGCTTCTGAATCTGTGGTTTCTTTAGAAGAAGTTCAACTTATTGAAGACACTAAAAAAATACAATCCGAAATCATAACTCAAATTAAAGAGGATTTTAAGGATTCTTTAGACAAAGTTGAAACTTCCGATATTATGTTGAAAGTTATCAAGATTATGGAACTTATTGAAAAAACAAAGGTCAAAGGAGCTGACCAAAAAACGCTTCTTATTGATATTTTAGTTGAAATTTATTCTGATAAAAATATTCCTATTGGTGAAGAGAAAAGAGCATTTGTTTTAAGTTTTATTCAAAACGATCTTCCTACTACTATTGATGTTATTGTTGATGCATCTAAAGGTAAGTTTGATATTAACAAAGTCGAAAAAGTTACTACTTCATGTATCAGTCTTTTATTTTGTTGTTTAAAAAAAAATAGCAATTAAGCTATTTCTTATTTATTTTAATTTTAATTAAATATTAAAATTAATTCCTAACTAATCTATCTACTACTTTTGCGTTTTTAAATTATCTACTTTACTTACCACGCATCTTGAATCCTTTCCTCTTCATCCTCCTCATCAGATGACTCCTCCTTCGCCCAGTTGATTATGCGACGTCTAGGCTGCTCTACCTTTGGAGAAGGACAAGCAATACGAGAGGAAGTATCGTACGATAGTGTGTTACCACCCAACACTTGCATATCGATTGTTTTCTTCTCAGGAAGCGGCTTCGGTGCGGCTGCCGCAACTTCTGCCCACTTGGTAGAGACGGGAACATATTCCTCTTCTTCGGCATCTGATTCATCCTCTGAATCAGACATCAAAGCTGCAAAACTGTTCTTCTCCTTCTTCTGAGACGCCTGCTGTATCTTGATCATGTTCTCGCGCTCGATTCTCATCACACGTTCTCTTCGCTCAGTTTGCTTTTCTTTTTCCTTCAAAACAGGACAGTACTTGGGTGTGTGACCTTGTCCCTTGCAATACCTACATTCTATTGCTAGAATGGTAGGGCACGTGATTGGTGCATTTGCATCAGGAGAAGCACGCGTAAAGTGTGAGGTATACTCCTGTTCTGTTTTTCCGGCATTCATGCAAACCTTGCAAAAAGCCTTCTGTTGCTTGATCATCTTGCTTGATTGATTTCTCTTAGTAGCGTACATGTTGTGATATCTATTGATTACTCAATTGATGTGTCAGTTTAATACATTCTTCATATCAACCTAAAAAATCTTCAATTTTTTTTTTCGACTACTTTTCGGTTCATTTTTTTTTCAAAAAAAAAATAAACTTTTATTAATTTACTTTAAAATCTTAACTACAAATCCTAACTAATAGACATCAATAATTAATTCTCCTCTAATTCATCATCACTTTCATCTTCACTCTCCCATTCTTCTTCGTCATCTTGGGCCGCAACTATGGAACGACATAGTCCGATACTGAATACTCTCAACATGTTCTTTAAAGAACTTTGGGGATTCTCGAACATCATAATTGCATCCAAATGGTCTTTCCAGTTAAATATTTGTATCTCGTCTTTGGCCACTTCTACAAGCTCATCAAAATCCAGTCCTTTGGATGATGGCTTTTTTTCCTCTATATCGCTACGACAACAGGGACAAGTGTTGTTATCCTTCAGAGCCCGCATCAAACATGTAAGACAAAACGAATGTTTGCAATTTGTTCGTGCAAAATTTTTTTTGGAGTCCAACGTTTCATAGCAAATTGCACACTCTTCTGTTGAATCTTCTTGGTGCTCTTTTTTCAGTTCCTTTTTTTCAGTAGTTGTTGTAGTAGTCGTAAAAGATGCCATGATTTAAACTTAAGTTTGTCAGTAAGTTTCTGAATTTATAAATTCCACTTTTCCGTCTAAAAGTTAATCAATTTTTTTTTAGTTCAGTCTTTTGGCTTTGTTAACAAAGTATCCGTTAAATTTATCAATACAATCTTCATATTTTTTTAAAAATTCGATATGTGTTTCATTTTTTAGTATACTCTTTATTTCATTTTCTATTTTTATCAATTCTACTTGATATTCTAATGCTAATATAGATATACTCCTTACATTTGATCTATTACTTCTTATTTTGCCTATTGTTAATTCTAGTACTATCAAATATACTTTTAATTTTTTTTTTTTTTCTAATAAATCAGACAATTTTCTACATCGTAGTTCTGACAAGTTATCTAGATTTAATTTTATATTTAATATATTTCTTACTAACGTATCTCTTGTATATGCTAATAAATAGTCTCTATCTGATCTTTCTAATCTTGGTGTAAAATATATCCTTAATTTTTTTGATACATAATCATAAATTACCATTTCGTTTAACGATTCTATTCCCATCAGTCTTACATAATCACTATCTTCTTGTATTTTGTATTTATTTTTTACTTTTTCTATTATTATATTACACTCTCTTTCTGTTATTTTTTCTATTTTTTCACTTGTTTCATGTATGTATGCGTCAAATGCTTTTTGTAATCTTGTTTTATTATTCATTAATTCTGAATTTTCTTCTATTGATGTTTCATCTTCCATTAGAACCCATGATAGTGATTCATCATACATAAATTTCCATGGTAATGATAATAACTCATCTATCAAACTTGATCTTTGATAACTTATTATTTGTCCTGTTTTTATTATATCCATTATGAAAAGTATCTTTGATACTATTTTATTTTTTATATATTCATCTGTTAAATTTACATGAGTTATCATCAAAGTTCCAAAATCTACATTAAACAAATCATCAAAGTTATGCGGCTCACTTTTTACTTTTTGTATTTCATTTTCTGATATTAATTCGCTTATTTCGAATTCGGTTATTTCATGTAACATTTTACTGTTTTTTATTTAATTATTATGATATTATTTATTTCAATTTTATATTAAAACTTAATTATTTATTTATTATAAATGTTATTTTGTTTGGGTATGTGTGTTAAAAATAGTGAGATTGGACTTGAATATAATATTATTAATAATCTTAAAAAACTTAATCACTATTTTGAAAATCTTCAAATTATAGTGGCATATGATTTTAGTTTTGATAAATCTTTACAGATTCTTAATTCTTATAATGATGAATTTCAAAATATGCATATTTATAATATTACTGATATGAATAGAGATTTAAATGGACCTTATGATAGAACTAAAAAAATTGCTAATGCTAGAAATAAGATATTGGAAGTTATTAAAACCGATTTTTCTGAATGTGAATATTTTGCTATGATGGATACAAATAATTATTCTTGTGTTGGTGATATTCAATTATCTACGTTAGATTATGTTTTTCAAAATAAAGATAAATGGGATTCTGTTTCATTTGATAGGGAAGCTGGCTATTATGATGATTGGGCTTTATCGTTTCATCCATTTGTATATAGTTTTTTTCATTTTGAAGATTATCAACATGTTGTTGGATTGATGAGAGAATATAGAAAAAAATATATTGACGACAGAAATGACGGGGAATTTATTTCTGTATTATCCGCATTTAATGGTTTTGCTATTTATAAAACTCATATTTTTATTGATTGCTCTTATGATGATAAAATTAATATGGATTTATATGAAAATATTGATATTCAAAAACAAATAAATATTGTAAATAGAAAATTACTATCTATTTTAGAATTTGATTGTGAACATAGAAAATTTCATTTAGAAGCATTAAAACACAAAAATGCAAAAATATTTATATGCAAAAAAAGTTTATTTAAAAAAATAACTGGCAAAATAGAAGGTATTAATGGTCCTGCATAATTTTTTAACATTATAATATATAAATGATTAAATATCTATTGGCATTATTAATCGGAGCAGTATGTGGTTTACTTGCTGGATTTCAAGGTATAGCTGGATCATTTTATATATTAACATTACTATTGGTATTTGGTATTGCTAAGAATCAAAGACAAGCTGCTGGTACTACATTATTAACAATTGTTTTCCCATTATCTATTGGTGCTGTATATGAGTATTATAAGACAGGTGATGTTGACGTTCCTGTGGCTGTATGTATTATTATTGCATATTTTATTGCTGCAGCTTTTGGTGCAAAAGCAAATGCTTTAGTTGATGAAAAATATGTTTTATTTAGTATTGCTTTCATGTTATTTATATCTTCATTTTATTACATTCATAAAGCTATGACAATAAAGGGTAAGAAATAAATTATTTTAATTATTTAATTTTTATTTAAATAATTAAAAACTTGTTATAAAATGTTATTTGAAACTGTATAAACAGTATTGTTATTTTATATAATGCAAATATTTGTGAAAACATTACGTGGTAAGACTGAGATTGTGGATGTTGATCGTAATGATACTGTTGATGGTTTAAAAAGGTGGTTAGCATCTATAGAGAGATTAGATTGTTCTAGATTGAAGTTAGTATCGGTTGGTAGAATAATGGATGAAAATGCTCGGCTTTCTGATTATGATATACAATTAGAAAGTACCATTCATATGATTTATCGTAAGATTTGTAAGAGAGATGAGAGGATATCAGGAGGATAACTGCTGTTAATATATAGAGTTGGAGATGGATATAGAGTTGGTGTGAGAGATTGATATAGAGTTGAAGAGAGAGATTGATATAGAGAGTGATATAGAATTGGAGATGGATATATAGTTGGAGATGGATATAGAGTTGGAGATGGATATAGAGTTGAAGATTGATATATAGTTGGAGAGAGAGATTGATATAGAGTTGGTCCTATACCCTATACCCTATACCCTGTACTCTGTACTCCTCAACGGAACTATCCAACGTACCTATACGGCATCCCCATATGTTGTGCACCATATTACCCCTATATACGCTATTGAGAAATCGGTTACATAATGAGAAATCGATTACATAATGAGATACCAATTATAGGACTATTCTTAACCCGATCTCCCTTTAAGCCCTTTTAACTTTTTATATATTAAAGGTTGGATTGAAGTTGAAGTTGAAGTTGAAGTTGACATCAGTTTTGCAGTCGTTTTTTTTCTCAAACTGTCGTCTGTTTTTCATCAAAAACTTGCCACAAAAAAAAATTGAAGTTTTTTTAAAGCTTTTTGCTGAGTGTATTAAATCGAATACGATCAAACAGTTTCAAAAACTTACGATGTCTGACACTACCCATAAAACTCTAGAAGAACTAGCATCCGTCGTCGGAGATACAGCAGTCGATGCTGCCAAGGCTCTTGCTAAGGAAGAAGCCAAGGCTGCCAAGGCTCTTGCTAAGGAAGAAGCCAAGGCTGCCAAGGCTCTTGCTAAGGAAGAAGCCAAGGCTGCCAAGGCTCTTGAGAGAGAAGAGGCCAAGGCTGCTAAGGCTCTTGAGAGAGAAGAGGCCAAGGCTGCTAAGGCTCTTGAGAGAGAAAAGGCTAAGGAAGAGACCAAGGCTGCCAAGGCTCTTGCTAAGGAGGAAGCCAAGGCTGCTAAGGCTCTTGAGAGAGAAGAGACCAAGGCTGCCAAGGCTCTTGAGAGAGAAAAGGCTAAGGAGGAAGCCAAGGCTGCCAAGGCTCTTGCTAAGGAGGAAGCTAAGGCTGCCAAAGCTCTTGCTAAGGAAGAAGCCAAAGCGGAAGCCAAAGCTGCCAAAGCTCTTGCTAAGAAGGAAGCTAAGGCTGCCAAAGGATTGGTCATAATGGCTTCAGGTACTGAGAAGTCACCCACTAAGAACGAGAAAAAAGGTAAGAAGGTCGTTGTTGAGACCGAAAGCGAGAGAGGTGATGTTGTCGAGTTGGTTTCCACCAACGGCAACCAAGTTGAAGTTGAAGTTTAGATAGATTTAGTTAAGATTTAGTTAATATTTAATGTAATTTAAAAAAAGTTTCTTTTTTTTTCAAAAAAGTTGATCAAAAAATGAATCAAAAAGTAATCGAAAAAAAAAATTGAAGTTTTTTTAAAGCTTTTTGCTGAGTGTATTAAATCGAATCCGATCAACCAGTTTCAAAAACTTTCAAAAACTTAAGATGTCCGCTACTATGACCACTCAATTCCAATCTATGGCTAGAATGGCTGCAAGAGAAGCCAAAGAATTTGAGAAAAAGAACCAGGAGAATAAGAAAAGACGTGATAAGGCGAAGAAACAGGCTGCGAAGGAAGCTGCAAAGAAGGAAGCTCTTGGCAAAAAATTAAAGGCTCAAACTGATAAGCATTTTGCCAAAGAGCTTGCTAGATTACAAAAGGCTGCTGATCGTGAGCAGGCAAGGATTACCAAGGCTCTTGCTAAGGAGGAAGCCAAGGCTGCCAAGGCTCTTGCTAAGGAGGAAGCTAAGGCTGCCAAGGCTCTTGCTAAGGAGGAAGCCAAAGCGGAAGCCAAGGCTGCTAAGGCTCTTGCTAAGGAGGAAGCCAAAGCGGAAGCTAAGGCTGCTAAGGCTCTTGCTAAGGAGGAAGCCAAGGCTGCCAAAGCTCTTGCTAAGGAGGAAGCCAAAGCGGAAGCCAAGGCTGCTAAGGCTCTTGCTAAGGAGGAAGCCAAGGCTGCCAAAGCTCTTGCTAAGGAGGAAGCCAAAGCTGCCAAAGCTCTTGCTAAGGAAGAAGCCAAAGCTGCCAAAGCTCTTGCTAAGGAGGAAGCTAGAGAAGGTGACTTGGTTGAACAAATCAAGAGTGAAATGCGAAACCAAGGTGCTGTAGAAGTTTAGATAGATTTAGATAGATTTAGTTAAGGTTTAATGTAATTTAATTAAAAAATCTTTTTTTTATGTGGTGGGGGTTCCATGGGGGTTCCGTGGGGGTTCCGCCCCCCTGCGACGGGGGTTATGTGGCTGCGCCACGTTCGTTTTTATGCGGCTTCGCCGCGGTGCTGAGTTTCTTTAAGTTGTTTTAGAATATATATTATTAAATAACTTAAATAGGTAAAATTAATTATGAATTAATCTCTCTATTTCTCTCGTTCATTTCGTTTTTCTATTCTTATATGATATTCATGAATTTATCATTTTAATATACACTTTTCAACATACTGATATGAGAATTAAAAAAAGATTAAACGAGAGATTCAGAGAGAAATTAAACCATTAATTCGATCCACCTTTTTCTATATTTTCTCTCTATACTCTGCTATCTACTCTTTTATCTTATACTATACACTCTATACTCTATACTCTATACTCTTTCTTCTCTATTATCCTTCTTTTTTTTTTTATTTTAACGAGAGAATTTGAGAGATTATATTCCACACTATTGAGATATCGCTTACATAATGAGATATCGCTTACATAATGTGATATCGCTTTATTACGTTTAAGTATTTCAACTATAGAGTAAGGACTTCACCTTCTTATTACACTTAAGTATTTGAACTTAAGTATTTGAACTTAAGTATTTGAACTTAAGTATTTGAACTTAAGTATTTGAACTTTTGTCTTACACCGCTTATTACGTTTAAAAAAAATATATTTTATTTAATTAATTAACAAAATCCTAGCTACTAATTCTTATAATCTAACTTTCTTCTTCTTCTTCTTCTTCTTCATATTCTTCTATTGTCCTTGTTCTTGCATTCCATATTCCTACGGCTTCATGTGATTCATAGTCATACAATACTTCGTCTTTCGACTTTAAGTATTTCTTTCCTTCTATTTCAAACTCTATGACTGGAGTTTCTTCTTCATCTTCCTCCAGTTCGTTTACTATTGTTGTATCTACTTGATAACTTTCAGTATTGGATACTACTTCATTACATTCCGCTTCTTCTTTTTTCTCATCTATTAAACTTTGGATTAGGTCTTCATTTTCAGGTGCCGAAACTATTTTCTTTTCCTTTTTTGGACGACCACGTGCTTTTTTTTCCGATACCGAACTTGTTTCTGAATCTGTATCATTTACTGATACTGACTTTGGTGGACGACCACGACGACTTTTTTTTTCTTCAAATTGCCATGATGATATTGTTAAACCTAATCGCATAGCTTCTTCTTCTGCTTCTTCACGTTTTATTCCTAACTTTCTCATCACATTTGCATATGGCACTACACTTTTTCCGTTTATATTATATGACTTTTCATCTACTTTTAATCTTTCTTCTACTGTTCCATATATACAACCTGACCCTGCACACCCTTTACAATACGCACTTTCTATTTCACGCTTTTTATTGCACTGAGTAAATAAATTATGATTTAATCGTAAACCATGACAATTTTCACTATCCACGTACCCACACCATGGTAATACTATACTACTTTCTATCTTACTCTTACTCTTTATTATTTCTCCTCCATTCATTTTTTCACCCTCCCCACCATCACCACTCATGATACGCAATATCTCCACTTCTGACATTCCCGACTTTGATAGACGCACCACTTCTGATATCAGATTTAACATCATTTTCTCGACTACACTTTTTAAAACACACATTTCACACCATACGCATTTCAACTTTTTTTTTGTCTGCCGACGGCTATTAGTTATTTGTAGGGGTTGCGCCCCCTTACGACGCTTATTAAATGTAGGGGTTGCGCCCCCTTACGACGCTTATTAAATGTAGGGGTTGCGCCCCCTTACGACGCTTATTAAATGTAGGGGTTGCGCCCCCTTACGACGCTTATTAAATGGTTGGTATTATTTATTTATAGGGGTTGCGCCCCCTTACGACGCTTATTAAATGGTTGGTAGGGGTTGCGCCCCCTTACGACGCTTATTAAATGGTTGGTATTATTTATTTATTAATAAACCACCCTAAACGCTATAAGGCAAAAAAAATTGAAATTTTTCTTGCGCGTTAGCATGAATTCACCACCAATCGGAGTTAAGTGGTTAAACTGTTCTCCGTCTCCTATTAATTGTATATAAATAAGGCTCAATTAGTACTTGGTAGCTGATTAACTATGTCAAAGAGGCCAAAATGGTACTGCTGATGAAGGGTATGCATTTAAATGGTACTGTGGTATGCTTACCACACGTAATTCCAAGTACTCGGTAGTTCTAATCGCTATATCAATTAGGCTTTGAGACCTTATGACAACTAATAGGAGGGAAAGGGTATGGAAGGATGGGTGATGAAGCCTACGGTGGGTGGAACCACTTAAAAAGCAGAAGCCTGACATCCTACAATCCTAGGCGGAGGTGAATTAACACCCGTGGTGGTGCCTAGGAGTTCAAATAGTATGGTGTATTTAAAAAGGTTACGCCCTGTTAAATATGATTGCTCATACTATTTTGTGACATGGGAAAGGTTAGTAGAGAGGTAACCTTCAGAGACTCTTCATTTCGAAAGCCGTGTCAAAGATAGATAAACTTACCCTGAATAGCGCTTAAAAAATCCTAGCGTAATAAGATTATTCCCTCTTATCTTATTGGAATAGACGATTATAACTGAGGACTTCAGTGTCAGGTTCATATTATTCTATTTCCTGGGTGGCCGACGGGCCTTGGGACATCATTTAGCTCGCCTCCTCGTGGTGTGTCCTGGATAAGAACCTTCGTTCTCAACTAAATGGAGCTAACTTACTACCCCACACTTACACTTACACACCCCACACACAACCCCCTTTTTTTTTGGTCTGCCGACGGCTATTAATTATTTTTATATATACTTACCCACTAAATAAATGTATAAATTCTTCTCGTTCAAACTTCGTTAATACCCCTATACATAGATTTATATCTGTGATACATTTACGATGATTATACTTATTCAAAAAATCAATTATAACTAGATCACTTTTATCCTGAAATATAAATAATCTTCTCCATTTTTTCAAATGATTACCAGTATATCCATTCATGGTAGCTACGTTTTCATTAAAAAAATTTGTCATATCATTAGACAACCAATTTATATCGGCATTCTCTTCGTAATAAAATGCATCTTTCCATCTATTATAATATAATTCATGTAAATGTCTTTTAACTGAATAATACGATTTTATATCGTCACACAAATTTTTGGGTTGAATTTGAAAAGTATAAGGTATAATATGCTCTCTAATGATATCATCGGGTAATGTTTTTATTAAATTACATATTTTTTTATAGTCAGTCATTATTATTTAAATACTTATTAAATTATATATTAACTAACTAATATACTAAATTATATATTAACTAACTAATATACTAAATTATAAAACTAAATATATGTTGATATTTCTCTTGCTAAATCATAACAAAAGATCTTGTTCAAAATAATAATTATTTTCATACATGGATTTTCAAATTTATTTAATGTAGTAATTAACAAGGTGACTTTTTTTATATCACAATTTATATTATTATCATTAATATCACTACGAACCTGATCAAGTAAATATTCTTTTTTATAAGTTGTAGTTCTCCAAAATTTCAACATTTTTGGTTGAAATGAACACATTTTATACCTAGTCCTATTTAATAACAAATAAATTGCTCTTATCTTCTGTAGTTTTTGATTCTTATTACGATATTTATCTACTTCTTTAATTTTTCCCCTTATCAAGATACTCCACTGATTATATTCTTCTTGAAAACTTGCCATAGTTTATGACATAAAAAAAATACTTAAATACATATCAATTTTTTTTTTGAATTTCTATTTATACAAGACATAAGTTCTTTATAAGTTCGTAATATTTATATAAACTCACAAATATATCTACATACATCACCATTTAAATATCTATTTAATACCAATAAAATCTTTTCACCATATCTATTATCATATTTTTCCAACGTTTTTATAGTTAGTTTTAAATATTTTTTTTCATGTTCATTAATTCTGTCATCTGAATATAATGCGGTTCTTATACATTCTAATAAATACTCTTTTTTTTTAATCACAGTATTCCAATATTTATATACACTTCCACTAAATGAAAATATAGTTGATTTAGTTCTATTAATAAACAAGAAGTAACTTCTTACTAATTTAACTTTTTTTAAATTAATTTTTCCAACAGGATGGTTAGGAGATGGTTTACAATTATTTATTCTATTTAATTTATTTTTACACGTTTCAATCCAATCACAAGGAATTATATTAGATTCTTCCATTTAATTAATAGTAGTAATATCAATTAATACTATTAATATTATTCAATTTTTTTTATAAAACTATATCTAATATTATTGGAAAATGATCCGAATCTATTCTTTCACAATCTTCGTAATACCCATGATATAAAGAAACTGTTGATACTTTATCAAATAATCCTTTGCTTAAAAATATATGATCTATTAAAACCAACTCATCACTAGTAGAATAACAATTATTATTTTTATCCCACCAATTACTATATCTGTATTTCTGATCAACTAATTCATTTACATTATATAAAGTATATTTATCGTTATGATTTCCTTTAATTATATCTATTACTTGTGAAATAGGTATATCATTATTTAAATCTAGTATATCAGGATCATAATCATTAAAATCACCTATTACAATTATTTCATAATTTCTCTCTGCATAACTTTGTATTATCTCTTCAGCTACCTTTGATTGAGCCTCTCTTTCTACACATCTGTCTTGTCTACTTGGAAAAGCTAATAAATGAAGAGATAGCATTACTATATTTATATCATTTATTACAAATTCAGTAACAAAATGTTTGCTTATTCCTTCAGTTCCAGTTCCAGTATAAGTACATGTAGTTCCATTTATAGGATAATCAAATCTATCATTATTTCTATATAAATCTGCAATTGGATTAATTTTACTAATCATACCAACATTTTGTCCTGTTGCTGTATCAGTACCTTTAATCATATACGATTCATAAGTATTTGAATTTAATTCATCTTTTAATGTATTCAATTCATCACATCCTTCTACTTCACATAAGTTAATAATATCAGGATTAAATTTATTTATAACATTTGCAACTTCTTGTAAATGTATCTTAGCATGACTTTCATTCTTCCATGTACATCCATCACCAGGACAATCTGCCGATTTATAATAATCTAAAAATAACCATTCAACATTATATTGCATAATTCTTAAATTATTTTTATTTTCTCTATTATCCACCCCTTTATTATTTACTACAGGACAATAAGTCTCTGAATTAATAACAGAAAAAAAACAATATAATGCTAAACTACGAAATATATTAAGCATTTAAACTATATTTATATAAAAAATTGAACTTTGTATAAAAAGTATATTGTCCGTATATTGTCTGTATAATGTCCTTTGTAATTGGTGTTAAAATTAGTGATCTTCCAAATGGGTATGAACCTATATTGGATTATTATAATTCAAAGAGAGATCAATCTACCCCTCCTTTAGAAAAACTACCGCGGTGTGAGGGTGGATTTATGATAAAATTTGAAAATTATGACGAAATTAAAGATTTTGAAATAAATAATAAAATACAACAACTTAGGTGGTGTAAGAGACAATTAATAAGTGATATTTATATTGGTTTTAATGATACACAATTAGAATTATTATATAAAGCACTCGTTTGTTCACTAGGAGAAAATAATGTTTATAAATATGATAAATGTACAAAGAAAGAACCGACAGTTAAAAAAATATTTCATGTTAAATATGATGGTGATAAATTAATTCAAATAAAATAAGGTTACATAATCTATAAACTTGTAAAAATTTTTTTATATGGATATTTATAATGAGTAAAAGAAAGGTTACATTTCCTGACACAGAAGAAGAATTGGCTATACATAGAAACATTTCAATTGGTAAAGACACATTAAAATGGTCTGATTTAGATCTTCAACAACAAACCGAAATTGAAAATATAAAAAATGGTGATTGGGATAAGGTAAATACACCTTTAATTGTCTCTTTAAGAGATAATATTAGTGATCCTGGACGCAGACAAACACAAGGTACTAATTATTTAAATGCGATATTACGTAAATTCCATGATCCAGCTACTGGTCGTGCACCAACAATTGATGAATTCATAGACGGTAATGAAGAAACAACTAAAAGATTTGAACAATTTTTATTTAGTTCAGGTGATATTATGTTAGAACAGAAAAATTTAAAACAAAGATGGAGTATTATCGATAGTGAAGGTTTAAGACCACCTTCTACAAGTAGTAATATTGAATTTAGAAACTTAGCACCAAGTAAAAAACGTAGAAGTATTGATGGATTAGTGAATTTTAATAATTATATTCCACATGATATATGGGTAAAGTATAAAGATGAATTGGAAAATTATAAAACAGATGAATGGCAAATTGAACTTCCTACAGAAGAAGGGAAAGATGTATATATAGATCTAGATATTCCATATAGATTAAAGGTTGAAATAAATAATGAAATAAAAAAAATTACATATTATGCAGGGGAAATACCCAATAATATATATGAGATTTATAAAGATAGAATTAAATCTAAATTACGCGGAGGTATAATTAGTGAAGGAGTTAATACTACATGGATTAATGGATATTTACCTTCTGATCTAATTGATGACATAACTAATGCAATTGATCAAGTAGGAGGAAAATATAAAAATAAACGAAAAAACAGCAAGAAAAGAAAACAAACAAAAAAGAAAGGAAATAAGAGTAAAATAAAAAAACGAAATAATACAAAAAAGAAAAGGAAAAATAAAAGAAAAAATAAATAAAATAATTTAAAATTAAATATTAAATTATTTTATAATGCAGACTGAAAATGTTTCCATTAAAAAGCGCACTTCTCTAATGGATAAAATCAGAGAGAAACAAAATGATCAAGATTTTATGCAAAAATCAAATGTTGCAAGTACCTTAATGTTAGAATTATATAGGGTTTTAATGGGTGCATTTTTGGTAATTTTTGTTCCTCAAAAATGCGGTGATGCAATATGTTCAATTAGTGAAAATGCAAATAGAGATGATGCATTATCTAAAGCTGGTATAGCATTTAATACATTAACTATGTTTTCATTTCTCATGCTTTATTTAGTAGAAGTAAAGAGAGAAAATAAATTAATAAATTATCTTGAAGTAAATAAATTTACACCAGTAGATAATGAATCTGTTGGTAATGCACTTGAAAAACTAGCTATTAATAAAAAGGAAAAAATATGGAATTATGATAAATATTATATGTATGCAGGATATTTATCTACTGGATCTTTTATTTTAAATGCTATTATTAGTTCTATTGTGGTATATAGTAATTATTTAGATAGTAAAACAGTTACTGTATATTTAACAAATTTATTATTTATGGGATTAAAAGTTTCAGATGTGTATAATACTGTAAACACAAATAAAAATATATTTTATTCTGCATATCTTAAAAATAAAGTACAATTTAATGATGTAGATCCTGATAAAGTGATAGATCTTAGTAAAAATAATATTTTAAATATTGATATTGAAGAAAATAAGGATAAAACTGAATTAGAAAACGTAGTAGAAATATATGATCATTTTAAAAATATTGATACTGTTGAAATAAATGATAATAATGAAGAAATGGAAACCATTTCATTAGATGGTGATACTGAAACAATTGAACCTATAGATTCATCTGTAACACATGAATCTATAAATACAATATCAAATGATACATCTGATGAAGTGCCTCAAATCGAATCAGTAATTAATCAAATAGTTGATACATTAGAGGAACCTACGATGGAACCTGAATCACACCCAATAGCAGAAGATGAAATATCATTAGTAGCCGAAACATCCAAAGCGTCAGTAGATACTACATGTTCAGCTCCTCCATCTTCGGAAGAAACATTACCATTAGAAGGGGATGACAACGTTTGATTTATTTTTGTGATTATAAATACACGCTTAAATTTTTTTTTTCCTCCTTTCTCATATCCATCTGCCAACCTTTTTGGAGTTAAATTATAATAACATGACTTTAATATTTGTCTAACTAGATTTAATAACGGCCATTTTTGATTATCTTTTGCATTTGATTGTAATGCTGTTAAATAAGATGAATTAAAAATTTTTTTTAATTGGATAATATCAGTTTCTAATGATTTATATAATTCACTATCTAATAAAATTTCTCTAGGAATGATCATATTATTAAGTTGATGAAAATCATCAAAAACAATCTTACATTTATTTAAAAAAATTTTCAAAAAATCAACATTACCTGGTTTCATTTAAAATGGTAAAGTAAATTATTTTTAATTTATTTATTTGTTAAATGATATATTTTTTAATATAATTGAAAAATAGTATATGGATGAATCAGAAAATATAAATATGAATTTTAATCCAAATTATGATGATGTTTTTATTTTTGTATTATTAGTGTTTATATGTATATTATTTAATTTCACATTTTATAAAGAGATTTGTATATATGGTGAAAATAAAAATGAATTCCCTTGTAAATTAAATAGAATAAATGGAATACATATACATCACTGGATCATCCATTTATTAAGTCTATTTTTTATTTTTATGATACCAGGATTTTTTTTAAAGGCAATTTATTTAGGATTGAATATTGGTGGTATAATTCATGGAATTATATGTTACGATGATTGGAATATTATATTAATTAAGTAAATTATAAATTATTAAAGATGAATGGAATAGTAGACCAAAATGCTGTTGTTGTGTTTAATTTATGCATTAAACAAAGCAGGTATGCTATATTCTTCTCCTGTTTTCTCATATTTTGCAATTATTTTAGGATTTACTGTATTTGATAGAATATCTTCAGTATCATATACATTTCCTTTATTATCACAATAATAAACAATTCCCTTAATTTCAATTGCACTAACTTCTACCTTTTGAGTATTATTTTCTAATGGTAAATCCGACATAATACCATGTGGTGTCCCCTTAATATGTGTACCACAATAACTACAACCATCTTTTTTTCTTCTAGTACACTGCTCTCCAGTAGCACGTTTTGCAATACATAAATCATAAACAGGAACTACATTTTTAACTCTTTTTCTCTTCATAAAATCCTCCTTTGAAAATTCAAATTTTTCAAAAGTAAACAAATAATTTAATAAGTCAGATTGTTCTTCTGATGAATCAAATTTTACTCCTTTTATTTTTTCTGATAATTTTGTTTTAAAATCAACAAAATGATCATTTACCTTCTTATTTAGACGACGCTCCATATCTCTTTAAGTTAATTTAGTGTTATATATTTAATTCAATTTTTTTATTTAATAGTAAATCTATTTAAAGAATATTAGTACTAACATTCATATTGATATTACTGTCTCTCCTTAATTTTTTCTTTAATCTTTTTTTTGCATTCCTTTTCTGTTGTTTAGTCATATTTTCCATAGTTTTAATTTCTTCATTTGATATACCATATACCATACCAAGATCTGCTGTATTTACACTATTATCATCAATATCTGATATTATACTAATATCATTTTCATCTATGTTTTCTTCAGAACTTGAATTTGATGGATCTTCTTTAATTGGTTCTAAATAAGATAAGTTATCGTCTAAATTTGATAAATTGTTAGTATCATCATTATCACTAGAATCATATTCTTTTGATGTAAGTTTTTTAATTATAGTTTCCTCTTCATTTTGTAAATCATCTTGGACCTTTTCTGATGGTGAAATATTTTCATTTGAATTATTTGAATCACTTGAATCACTTGGTGTTTGTTCATTAATTGATATAACAATATTTGATATAGGACTTGATGTTCCTACAATTGATCTTCTTAATTCTTTTGATACATCAGGTGTTAATTTTTTCATATCTAAATCATGTAATAATTCTTTTTTATTACTTGAGTTATTTAATATTCCGCCTTCGAATTTGATATCTGAATTTATTTGAGCTTCTAATACACCTAATTTAGTTTTAAACCTTTTCAAATATTTTTTATGTAACGAGTAAAAATATGTTAAAAAATTACTATATAAGTTTATTTGTTCCTTCAACATATTTAATTCAAAGTTATATGATGCTACAAAATTATCAATATTTAATCCAAATGAATTACGATTAATATGTTTTTTTAATACACTTTGTTTTGAATCTAATAAACCATTTAATGTAGAAATAATAAATATTATTTCGTCATTTAGATCAGATATAATATCAAAATCATATACTTTAGTAGGTTCTAAATCTTTATATACAGGAAATTTATGTTTATTTTTTTCCAAATCTTTTATTTTTTTATCCCAATTACTAGAGTTTACATAATCAATCATGATTCTATATAATTTATAATATTCACAATACATTCTATTCATAATTAAATTGAAATAGTTTTGTAAATAAAAATACTCATTTTGTAATAAGTTTGTTTGAAAATAAAAAGAATCTAACCCAAAAACAAACGTTTTATTAGTATTTGACTCAATAAACTCGGTATATAATTCTTTTAATTTTGTTATTCTTGATTCTAAGTTTAAAAATAAGTCATTAATTTCAAATTTCATTTCTTTAATTCTATTAAAAGTATCTTTATTTAACGTGATTTCCATTAATATGTAATTAGATTTTTTTTTATGCTTTATTACAAAAAAAATAATTTCTAATAATAATTCATATGGCGTCTAATAACCAAGAAAATATTGAATTAAATGATACAAATATTGTTCCTGAAAGTGTTTCGTTTAAAGAACAAGAGTGGAAAGATGAACACGAAAATATATTAGTTGAATGGGCTGATAAAGCCATGTGTTATAGATGGCTTCATTCCAAATCACATCAACAATATTCTAAAACAAACGCGTTGTTTACCATTCCTGTTATTATTATGAGTACGTTAACTGGTACAGCTAACTTTGCACAAGATCGCTTTCCCGACAATATTAAACCTTTTGCACAAATGGGTATTGGAGCTGTAAATATATTTGCTGGTATTTTAACAACTATTGCACAATTTTTAAAAGTTGGTGAACTTAATGAAGCACATCGTGTTAGTGCTATTGCATGGGATAAATTTTATAGAAATATCAAGGTTGAATTAGCTAAATCTAGGGATGAAAGAATGCATGTTGGTCATATGTTAAAAATGTGTAAAGAAGAATTTGATAGATTAATGGAAACTAGTCCTAGTATTAATGAAAAAATTATTAGAACTTTTCAATCTACATTCCCTTCTAAAATTATTAAATCTAATGAACAAGAACTTGAAAGACCTGATATTCGAAAGCCTGAAATTTGTGATGAATTAATTAGTACATCTGAATTCGTTTTCAGACCAAAAGAAGGTGATTTAGCAAATAGTTTAAAAGAACCTTCTCTTATGGAAGTAGTCAGAAGAAAAAATAAAATCATGGAAGGATTCGAAAAACAAGTAAAAGATTTTAAATCACAATTTAAAGAAAAACATAATAGAGATCCCCTTGAAAGTGAAATTAAAGATAATTTAGGAGATTCTATGAATGAAGATATATTGAATAAAATTATTAAAAAGTTACAAACCGATGTAGAAAATAGTAATTTAAACAACGTCTAAACTAATATTTATTCAAAAAATTTCTTTGGTGTTGGTAATATAACAAAAAATACTATTATTGCCATAAACCATAATATATATGTGCCATATGTTTGAATACTTACCCCCATAAATCTAAATATTAAATTTGTTATATTATAGACTGCAAATAACCCAATAATAAGTGCAACTATTTGAAACATATTCATTTTTATATATATTATAATTATTTTATAATTGAATAAACATTTTTTTTATTTTTAAATATCCATTTGTTTACACCATTCTCTTTTATCATCACGCAATCTAATTCATTTGTTAAATAATTTCTCTCTACTAACTCTTTATAATTTCCCATCCAGCATATATGTCTTACTGAATCTCCATCTTGATAATTCCTTACTTCTATTAAATATTCACCATTTTCATTACAATATTGTATTGTTTTATAAATATTTATAAATTTAAAATATTTCTTATCAGCATAGCTATATTTCACTATAGGTATTTCTAACAATTCATAATTTTTATATAAATAATATATTTCATAATATTTTCCTATAAATTTTTTCACATTTTCATGTACTTCTTTCCCAAATACATGTTCATTTATTAATAAATCATGTAATAATACTCCCTTTATTTTATCATTTTTAACTTGATTTATTAAATATAAATCATTATTAAAATACAAATGTCCTTTATATCTTGTTGTGCCTATTATTTTACTATTTTTACATATTTCTAATACTTTTTTTTCACTTTTTATTTTTATAAAATTATTATTTTCATTTAATATTAATTCTATAAAGTATTTTCCACAAAATTCATTCAATTTAAAATGTACAATATAAATTGATTTATTATATGTTAAATGTTCATCGTATTTTAATTGTTTTATAAAAGGATGATCTATTATATTTGATATAAATACATTCTTTTTATTATCCTTATTTATTTTCATACGAGTCATTTCATAATTTTGACTTAACGAATTCCGTGTATAATTATAATCTATTTTATTATCTCTCCAATATTCTGTATTTTTATTATTATGAGGTAACATATTAATAAAAATATATCAATTATTATTTAAATTATTTTTCTATCCTACGTCTTATATTTTCTTTTATTGTTTCTTCTCTACTATTTAATATATGTTCACCTACATTTTGGGCTAATTCTTGATTATCTCTAAAATATACTTCTAAGGCTGACAATAATGTTTTTTTATTTATTGGTTTCTTTACTTTCGATTTACTATAAATTAATTTACCTTCTTTTACATCAAAACAATCTATTTCATTTGTTTTCATTACATCTACCAAAGTTTCTGTTAATATTTTTTTTTGTTCTTTAAATTCTTTCATTTGCCTTTGTAGTGCAATTATTTCATTATCAATACTTATCCACGATTTTATATGGCTTACTAATTCTTCTTTCGTAGACATTTATATATATTATATCTTAATATATTTAAGTATATCTATTTCAAAATTTATCTATTATACACTACATTCTTTTTATACATAACACAAAGGATCATTTCCCATACTTACATTCAAGTAATTAACATGATCACTTGTACTTGTACATTTAGTAGGAGCACAAGAATTGGAACATAAATCATCTTCTTCTATATTATCATTACATGATTGATATTCCGAATTTTCCTCATTATACCATATTTCTGTACTTATATGTTTATATCCTAATATTTCTTCGGGAACATGTGGTACAATATCGTAATAATGTACTATTCTAAATGAGTCTAAATTATATGAATTAAAAGAGGATACGAATTCAGGATTTCCTACACGTGGACTTCCAAAATTATAAAAGTAAGATATTTTGTAGTTGGTATAATCATTTAAAATATCATAGGTCATTAATGTTGATTCTGCTGCTCCTAAAGAGTGTCCTGTTATAAGTAGTTTATTTGTGTTATATTTATTTGATAATGTTTGTAAATTATTAAAAATTTCAGGTTTCAAGTAATTATATGCTTTATAAAATCCTTTTTCTACACATACTTCTCCTTCATTATATGGACATACTCTTGATATTTGAATATTATCTATCCAATTTTGAATATTTGAGGATCCTCTAAATGCCGTAAAAATGGTTTCTGTATTAGAATCATATCCTTGAAGGGCTCTAGCACCATTATTTTCTACTACATATTCTAATTTTATATTTGGATCACAAGTTATACAATTCCATGTGCTAGTATTTGTTATGCAATATGTTGATTGACATAAATTAATGGCTATATTTGCTATATATGGATCATAGGCATTCACAACACTTAATAATAAAATAAATATAAACATTTTAATATGTTTATATAAAAAAATGTATATAAAACAACTTCCTAGTGAGATTAATGATATTATATTTAATATGTATTGGAAAGACATCTTTCGATCTACAATTTCAGAATTATTAATTACAAATACACTCCTACATAAAATAAATACATTTTTTGATGATCATGTTTCTATATTTACTTCAACTAGTTATGAAACTATTAAACATGAATTAAAAATATTAAATGATCAGTTAAAAAGTATACTAGAAAATGTAGGGATAAAAATATTATGTAAATATAATTATAGATCTATATATAGTTTATTTAATAAAGATAAATTTAGTAGAGTATTATTATCAGTAAAAGACGATTACAAGTATATATGTTATTATATGATTCAACATAAACCCTATACTAGATATTATATACTACATAATTTTACAAAATTATAAATCTTCTGATTTCATCTTTTCATTTATGTAGGTAGCATTACATATTCCTTTTAATATTTTATTTTGTTCCTTGGGTTCTTGATCAGATAATTGAAGAGCTTGGCCTACTAGATTAGTAAACTTAACTTGCATATTTTCGTCTTTTTCCCAGTCATCATTTCCGTCTTGCCAATTGTTTATATTAGCTCTTTGTTTAACAGCTAACATAGATACTCCTTGTTTTATTTTGCTCTGTTCTTCGTCTTTTTCCCATACATCATTTTCCTTGACATACATGATCTTTCGTTTTGGATCTGTACAGTGGATCGGGCGTTTATAAATGTCTAAAGTATTTAGACCATCTACCATCATATTTGTTAGACTTTTTGTTAATCCATTTTCACGTGTATCGTTTAATATTTGAGGTGTGACTGGTAAGGACTCAATAAAATCAGTCAGGTTCATAGCGTCTTTGCATTTTTCATTTAAAAATATGTTTATATTTAAATTGTTGTTTTGTGTATTATTGGTTATATTAGGTTGCAACTTTGGCACCAAGTTCTCTACCATTTCTCTATTGCTAATTACCATAGTTTGCATCATACTTAACATAGATTCACGATTGTCTTTGATAACCGCTTTTAACATCTCTAGTGTTGGATTATCTTTTGAATGATTATCGTCTATTAACGTTTGAGGTTTTTTGGGGTTTTTACAAACTTGTTTATGTTTCCATAAACCGGTCCTATTCTTATATACTTTGCCACATTCACACGATAAATGATGTGATGTAATCTTGTTTCCATTTGTTTCCATTTGTTTCCTTTTATGTTTATCGGTTGTTAAATGTCGACTATAGTCTTTTTTATTAGAGCATTTAAAGTCACACTTTTCGCAACAATAATTTTTGGGGTTTTTTGGGGTAAAATCCGTTTCCATTTGTTTCCTATATTGGAAACAGAAAAAACCCCTAAATAGTTTACGCAATTAATATAAAAAATTTATGGTAACAACTTTTTTTCTAACTTTTTTCACTTTTGTGACGATGATCGTCTAAAATACTTAAAAAACCTATTTTTTTACTTGTTTTCCAAACTTTATTCCATATATAAAAAATGGACATAAAAAAGGCATGTCCAAAATTGAAATCTCAAAAAAACTTTTAAAAAAAAAAAAACACTCTCTACTTTGACAACCTAGGGTAGTTTTTCTATACTAGTTGAACTAGTGCTACCTTCAATCATGTAGTATATGCCTACATTATCTAGGTACATATTCTATAGAATTCTATAGCAATTACCTAGACATGTAGGTAAACATCCCCTCTATAAGCGAAATCGATACATCGACCTATGCATTTGGCCAAATCGGAGGATCAATCCAGTCTCACCTGCCTTGAATATGTAGCAGGATATAGATAGCGTTTATTACAAATTGTATACTATATATGTAGTATATACCTTCATTATCTAGGCACGTATTTTATAGGATTCTATAGCAGTTGCCTAGATATGTAGGTAATCATCCCCTCTATAAGCAAAATCGATGCATCGATCTATGCATTTGGCCAAATCGGAGGATAGTTAGTACCTTTTTTTAAGTATAGTACCTTTTTTTAAGTATAGTACCTTTTTTTAAGTTATTTGAAAATATATATTTTAAAACAACTTAAAGAGAAAAAATCCAAATTTACACATTAAAATTACCTACATTTTTATATATCCACATAGTAAACTCTGTTATTAACCTTGATTTATGAAAAGAATTATTCATCAACCTTGGATTTGCATTTTTTCCACCCCATATCTGTAGGAAATAATTCAAAATATTATAAAAATTTCCCTTTTGATACTTTTCATTCAATTGTTCAACTGTAAATGGTGGTTTTTTTGTTCTAGCATTTACTTCATTATGAAATGATAATAACATCAGTTTTAAATCTTCCTTTGTTTTTATGTTATTTTTATTTAAAGTATTCATTTTTGCTATTGCATGTGCTTGACAATCCGGACAAGGTAAATGAGCACATATTCTTGTAATATAATCTAACAATTGATCCTTTATATTCGTAAAATTATCCTCTTTTACCTTTTCGGCTAAAGTATGGAATAAAAACCATGTTGCTGGCCCCCAAGCCTTACTCATATTATTATTAAATCTATATAAAGATTTATTATGATTTTTCTGTATATGAATTATATTTTAGAAGATAATATTGATTTTTATAAAGAATTAAATGAGTTACTTAACGATTATTCAAAGGAAGATAATATATGTTTATTGTCAAAACAACCTCTCGGTGATAATTTAATTAAATTAGATTGCAACCATTCATTTAATTTGGAACCTTTATATCGTGAAGTTATAAATCAAAAAAATAATACGAATCATTATTCTAATATTAAATTAAGTGTTAATCAAATTAAATGCCCATATTGTAGAAAAATACATAATAAATTATTACCTAATGTAGTAATGAATAATAATATGAAACTTATAAATGGTGTTAATTCTCCTAGTAAATATTGTATGAAATATTTTGATTGTGATTATAAATTAAAATCAGGCAAAAATAAAGGAAATAATTGTCAAAGTTCAGCATTTAAAAGTGAACATGGTTGTTTTTGTAGAAAACACATGAATATGGTCAAAAATACTGTTAAACCTAGACTGTGTGAAAAAATTTTAAAGTCAGGAAAAAGAAAAGGGGAATGTTGTAATAGAAATATTAAATTAGATAACCAAGAGTATTGCACTATCCATAATAAATAGATTAAAAAAAAATTGATCTACTATAAGTTATTTATTATTATTTATTAAATGCATAAATATGGGAGCAAGTGGAAGTGTACTAGCTAATAAAACCATTTATATATCTTATGATGATACATCACAAGATTACAAAGTTATAGATTTTACTATAAAACTTAATAAATTACCTGTTAAAAAATATATAAACGATATTGACAAAATAAACGAATGTGATATTATTATTCATTTGATTAGTAATTCTACTATAAAATCTGCAAAACAAGCTATGGAAATAGATAAAAGTATACATAAAACTAGTATTATTGTATTTCTAGATAGAGAAATAGATACAAACTTTAAAATTACTAGTTTATCACATAATACAAAAAGTATATGTATATCATATTTACACTACAACTCATTTGAGTCTTTACTACATATTATAATATCAAAATTAAATGAACTATAATATATTAATTTAATAATTTATTTAACAATTACGTCTTCTAGTCGACTTTCTTCTTTTAGATTTTTTATTTTTCTTTTGAGATCTCTGTTTTCTTTTCTTTGTTCCTTTACCTTTCTTCGATTTTCTTGTACGTTTTCCACCACGCATAGATGTTTCTTTTTTAACATAGGTTTTAAAATCTGTATAACCAGCAGTATTTCTATTAAAATCAGTAATTCTACTCTGATCAACAGGCATACCCACCTCTTCCCCACGACTATTAGTATATGTGAATCTTTGCTTTCTTAAATATATCAACACCTTCTCATAATCGTCTCGATTTTTAAATGCAAATCCAAATGATTTACCAATTTCAACCATATTAGGAGCAAGCTGTGCCGCTCCAGGTACTTTCATAACAATATCTATCCTATTATCTTTAGATTTGCCTTTAAACATAACACCTGATCTAGCAGCCAACATTTGTGTAGTCCAAGTTAATATAGTATATGTAACACCGTCAAAAGTAATTTGTTTATCAGGTGAGAAGCTAACTAAAGCTTCATGCCAGGCACTAGTACTCGCTCCCCAATTGCGAACTTCTGCCTCAAGTGTAAAATTATCATCTGTATCCGTTTGTATTTCTCCTGTTTCGGGATTATAAGTAAGAGGGCTACTCATTATATATTATTTAAACATTAAAATAATATTTAATTAAACATTATTAGCTTGTCCTAAAATTTGGTGATTTTTATAAACGAAACATTTAAAAGTTTGTTGTTTAGGTCGTTTACAAATAGTATTATTAGAAGGTTCCGCATTAAAATATAAAACATCTTTATTATCAGTTTCATAGAACATAACAAACCATAATCCACCTATAATAGCACCAAAAACAGCTCCAGCTATTACACCTACAGGTGTAGTGCATGAACTCATGATTCTAGTAACACCATCTAAAATAAGTAAACATAACATGAATAAAATAAAAGCAAAATTGAGGTCAGAAATATAAATCATAGGTAATAATAAATAAACAAAAGTAAATGCCAATATGTTAGAATTTAATTGAGGTACAACGTATTCGCTAATATCAAAAGGGAAGTCAAATATATTACAACTAGGTTGTTTTAAAGGGTCAGGAGGTTTAACTTTAAATGTCCTGGCCAAGATAACATTAGCTAAAGATGCAACAAGTACACCTCCTAAATAAACAACTCCTTTAATATCACCATTAAAAATAGAAATGAATACAAGAAAAGAAACCATTAATATAGCAGAAATGGATGAAAAAAACTGTAAAATGTTGCTAATATTTAATGAAACAGCCATAATCTATATATAATATAAAATAATATTAATTCAGAAAAATAAGTTCCATAACTTGTTTAATATTATCAATTTCATGAAATAAAATATTATCCAAAATATTTTTGTCTTGATATTTTTCCTTGAAATCTTTAAAATCTTTTGCATTTTCTTTTGGATATAAAAACTCAGTAACGCCACCGCGTATACCGCCTAATATTTTAAGATCAAGACCACCAATAGCAGTAACTTTACCTTGTAAGTTAATTTCACCAGTAATAGCAATATTTCTTTTAATTTTTTTATTACTTAATAGACTATATAAGACCATAGTAATAGCAGTACCAGCAGAAGGGCCATCTTTAGGGACAGCGCCTTCAGGGCAGTGGATATGTATACCTTGAAGTTTAGTTTTTTCACATGTTTCAGTAAGTTTTTTACGTTGTGAATCGTTTAATAAATTAAGAGCCAAAGTTTTAGCAACAGTCATACTTTCTTTCATAACATCACCTTGCATACCAGTTAATTTTAATTCTAAAAACGAAGAAGAGCTAAAAAACAGAGTTTCAATAGGAATAATACCACCTTGTCCCATAGAATTAGCCCATAGTCCATTAATAACTCCTACAGAATCGGTGTCAGGAATAGATTTTTCAATAATTTCATGATAGTCCTTAAGATATTTGAATTTAATATCTTCATTTGAAACATGAATAGGTAATTCAATATTATCATAATTTTGTAAACATGTTAAATTAATCTCTCCAATAATTTCAAACAAAAGCTCTTTAAATTTACGAATACCAGGTTCATTTGTATAGTTTTGAATAATATATACAATATTTTCATCAGTAATATTAATCATATTTTCAAGACCCATATTTTTATAAATTTCAGGGAGAATGTGTTTACGTGTAACAACAAGTTTATCTTCAATACTTAAATGTTCAAATTTAATGCGATGAATTCGATCTAATAAGATCTTATCAATAAGAGAAACATCATTATAAGAAAAAATAAATAAAACTTTGGAAAGATCAAGGTCAATACCACTAAAATATTTGTCTTGAAATCCATCATTTTGTGTAGGGTCAATTAAATGTGTTAAAATACCAATAATTTCCTTACCATGTTCAGTTTTGCTAACTTTATCAAGTTCATCAATAAATATAATAGGATTCATACATTTATGTTTAATTAAAATGTCAACAATTTTGCCCCATTCAGATCCGACGTATGTATAATTATGTCCATTAAGTGTACTACCATTATCTTGACCTCCAATAGCAATAAAAGAAAAAGGTCGTGGTTCATTATTTTCATCTAATAAGCATTTAGCAAGACCTTTTTTAGCGAAAGAAGTTTTGCCACAACCGGGTGGTCCTTCAAATCCAAAACTATAACCAGTTTGTTCACCATTAATCCACTGAGCAATAATTCTTTGAACTTGTCTTTTGGCTTTTTTGTGTCCGTGTACAGCGTCATCAAAAATATTGGAAATATTATTCATATAGTTATTAATGATGGACCATTTAGAATCAATAAGAGATAAATCTTCTTTGATACTATTAGATAGAGAAACAAAGTTGATATTGTTAGTGGTACACATTTTATTTAAAACAGTTTCATCATTTTGATATTCATCTAAAAATTGTAAAATTTGATTTTGCATAAATTCGATTTTTTTACCGGAATGAATAAGTTTGTGTTTTTTTAATTTAAGAATTTTAATAATATCATTAATTTTGCATATATTAATAATTAATTGATTACGTTTGGAAACAACAAAATGTTTTTTGACTTCTTGAAATAATTTATTATTATTATTGTTAGTAAAATGATTTTTAATAATAGTACAGTTATTTTTAATTTCAATATTAGTAACACTAGTTTTATTTTCGATTAAATTATTATCATTATTAAATTTTAGTAATAATTGTTTATAAATAGTTTTAATATTATCCATTTCAGATAATACGGGTTCAGTTCTATATATACCAAATGGTATTTTCAATAAGCCTTCCAAATATTGTCTAGCTTTAGATCCTGAGTCATCATTTTTAGCTTTGACTTCTTTTAATTTCGTCATGGCCTTTTCTTTGATAGAATCAGAAGCTTTTAATAAACAGATTTGTTGTTCTAAAGGGATTTTGCTATTATCAAAATCAGAGAGATTATTGGTATATTGAATAGTTTTTTTCATGGCATCTTTGAAATATGATTTAATTTTCCAAGGTAAACTATCAAATAGAGTGGTTTGTTCTTTAGAGTCAATAGAGCCATTATTATCATTAGATAATAGATCATATAATAAATATGCCAAATATTGATATTCATGATCTTCGGATTTGATTAATAATTGAATAAGAGTAAGTCTTTGTCCAAATAAATCGTTATTAATAAATTCTTTAACAACTTGTGAAATGGTTTTTTGTTTGACTAAAATAATTTGATTCATGTAACCTTCAAATTTACTAATAAGTTCATCATTACTATATACAACAATTTCTTTAAGGGTTAAAGATTGAATAAATCTCTCAAATGTGGAGTATTGTAAAGATTCAAAGTTGGATTTATATTTACATAAAGTTTCTATTTTTTCTAGAATGAAAGGTGAGTTGATACAGGAGATCAAGATATCATCAATAATTCCAGCAATAATAAGAGTTTTTTTTTCTTTGCAATTATGTACAGCAATTTTAATACCATAAACTTTACTATAAAAGTTTTTGGAAGTTCTACATAAATCAAAGGAATCAAAATTGTTAGATTTTTCGACAATAATAAAGTCTTCAATAATGCGATTTTTTTCAATAACTTTTTCAGAATAATTGGAGTTGCGGTCATTTTTCCAGTTCATGATTTTAAAGTTGATAGGATGAAAATATTCATTCAATAATTGATATTTTTTTTGATCAATAGTAAGTGAGTTTAAATAATCTTTGCCATATGTGATGGTTAATAAGTCAGTTAAATTTTCAGTACCAAATTGTTTAAATAAATTAGCTAATTCATTATTGATAGTTTGTAAATTATTTTTAATTTTGGTGTGATTGGTTTTATTTTTGAGTAAAAAAATATTATTATCAAGTTCAACGTATAAGTGTTCTAAATTAGAAGTAGCATTATTAAGTTCATTAGCACCAATAATATCAATATTTTTATATTTTTGAATAGATAAAAGAGTTTTTTGAATAACTTTCTGAAAATACAAAATGGTTGTTTCTAAGTTTTTGAAATTTTCCTTAGGAGAAATAATGGGGTTTGAATCGTCAAAATTATCATTTTCAGAAATAATAATATTTTTCATCAATATAATATAGTGATTTTTAATTTTGGTTAATTATATTTATTATTATTTTCCTAAAAATGATCATTTCGGTATATTGATTTTTAAAATATATTAAATATAAATTAATAATATATTTAATCGACATGGGAATACCAGCATACTTTTCACATATTATAAAAAATTACCCAAATATATTAAAAAAATTTAATGGGACAGAATTGATAAATAATTTATATTTGGACAGTAATTCCATAATATATGATTGTTTAAGAAATATAGATTTTGTGAATATAAATGATTATGAGGATAAGTTAATTAATGCTGTATGTAAAAAAATAGAGGATTATATACAGCAAATAAAGCCGACAACATTAATATATATAGCATTTGATGGTGTTGCACCAGTAGCAAAAATGAATCAACAAAAAACAAGAAGATATAAGTCATGGTTTATATCGAAATATAATAATGATTTAAATAAAAAATGGGATAGTACGGCGATTACACCAGGAACAGATTTTATGAATAAATTGAATTTACAGGTAAAGTATCATTTTAAACAAAATTCGAAATATAAATTTAAGAAAATAATAGTGAGTGGAAGCGATGAGGCTGGTGAGGGAGAGCATAAATTATTTAAATATATAAGAGAAAATGAGAAGCAAAATAAAAATAGTAATACGGTGATATATGGATTAGATGCAGATTTAATAATGTTGACGATAAATCATGTAGAGTATTGTAAAAATATATATTTATTTAGAGAAACGCCAGCATTTATTCAAAGTATAGATGCGTCATTAGATCCTGAGTGTTTATATATAGTGGATATACCGGTATTTAGTGATCAATTAAATTATTATTTAAATAATGATAAGGAAGTAAAGGAGAGTTACGAGAAGAATAGAATATTTGACTATATATTTTTATGTTTTTTATTAGGGAATGATTTTTTGCCACATTTTCCGGCGTTAAATATACGAACAAATGGTATAGATAAGATATTAGATGTATATAGAAAAACAATAGGAAATACGAAAAAAAATATAATATACAATAAAAAAATAGTATGGAAGAATGTAAGAAAATTGATAAAAGAGTTAGCAGAAAATGAGGAAAGATATATTAAAAACGAGTATTTATTAAGAAATAAGATGGAAAAGAGGCCAATACCGGTAGATAATGATGCTACAAAGTTTGATAAAGAGATGTTATTTGCGCCACAGAAGCAGCGTGAAATGGAGAAATATATAAATCCGTTGGATGATTATTGGCAAGAGCGTTATTATGATATGTTATTTGATATAGAAATAGACGATGAATGGAGGAAGGAAATAAGTATAAATTATTTGGAGGGATTGGAGTGGACATATAAATATTATACATTTGGTTGTGTGGATTGGAGATGGAGTTATAAATATGATTATCCTCCATTATTACAGGATTTAATAAAATATATACCATATTTTGATACAGAATTGATAAAAGAGAAGGAGATGGATCCGGTGACAGACATAGTGCAATTATGTTATGTATTACCAAAGAATTCATTAAATTTGATACCATTAAGAATAAAAAATAAATTATTGTCGAAATATGGTGATAAATATAAGGAGGATAATGAGTTTGAGTGGGCCTGGAGTAAATATTTTTGGGAGTGTCATGTAAAGTTTGAGGATTTTGAAGTGAATAAGATAGAAGAGTTGGTGTGCTAGGGGGTTCCATGGGGGTTCCGCCCCCCTACGACGGAGGTTATGTTGTGGGGGTTCCGCCCCCCTACGACGGAGGTTATGTTGTGGGGGTTCCGCCCCCCTACGACGGAGGTTATGTGGCTGCGCCACGTTTGTTTTAATGCGGCTGCGCCGCTGTGCGGATTTTTATGGTAATAAAAAATTTATAATTGTAAAATATTTGTTACGATTTATCGTGTGGGAATTACATGTGATCAACAAGCGCCAAAATTTGACTATAAGATAGATTACCACTTGGTTTATCCATAGTCACAGAACATCCGCCAATTTCCGGCATTATTGATACATCAAATCTATAAATTTGATTCTTTACAGCACTTGTTAATATACCTTTTAAATTCATTTCATCTTTTTGATTATGCAAATGCAAAGAAATTTTTGAAAAGTCTATTTTCCTTTTTTGTAGCTCATTTATAATTTCTTCAAAATCCTTATATTGCAACGTTCCACACGTATCTGATAAACATATTTCATCTATCGTATCATTATAATAATAATAATAATATAAAATTTCATTTACTATAAATACATTATTTATTTTTCCACTAATTGGACACTCTGCTATACACGAAATATACAACTTTATCTTGTAATCAGGTGCCTTAATACATTCGTCTATAATATTTACCAATTCTAGTTTTGTATCTTCTAACGTTTTATTGATATTCATCAATTGGAATTTATTTGAAACAGATGTTATTAAAGAGAAATTTTGTACTTTATTTTCTTTAGCAATTTTTACTGATTTAAGTGTTGGTGTTAACATATAAATTTTATAGTCTTTGAAATGATTTGCATATTTAAATAATTCTATTGAATGCTGCATTTGTGGCAATATTTTTGGTGATACAATAGAACCTATTTCTATCGATGTTGGCTTCTTAAAACCAATAATGTTGTCAAATATTTGTTTTAATTGACTTATTGAATATATATGATTAACAGATTGAATACCATCTCTTAAGGTAACATCAAATAATTTAATAGAATTCGGTCTAATCATCTTGGAATACATTTTAATTTATACATATTAATAATTATACTGTCAATTTTATTTAAAAATATAAAAATAAATAATATAATGATTGGAACATTTGATGGAAATAGAAATGATTTTATCGCCTTGTTGAACAAAAATCCCGGATTAATTATTGCCAAATTTGGGGCTGAATGGTGTAAACCTTGTGGATTAATCAAAAATACTGTTGACAAAAATTTTGATGAAATGCCTGATAACGTATTATGCTTAGATATTGATGTTGATGAAGCATTCGATTTATTTGCCTTTATGAAATCAAAAAAAATGATGAAAGGTATTCCAACTATTTTATGTTATAAAAAAGGTAACAATAGTTTTGCATCAGATGATAGTATATCAGGTGCAGATGAAAATGAAGTACAACAATTTTTTGATAGATGTAAAAAATATGTTAATATTTAAATGAAAAAAAATAAAAGTATTATAAATGGATTCATTAGATTTAAATATTAGCAACTATAATTTAGAAGATTTATTAAAATTATTTCATTTACCTCATCATTTTACGGAAGAACATTTACGAGATGCAAAAAAAATAGTATTAAAAACACACCCTGATAAATCTAATTTGGATAAAAAATATTTTTTGTTTTTTTCAAAAGCTTATAAATATTTGTTAAAAATACATGAATTACGCAAAAGTAGTAATACTAAAAATACTGAATATATTAATGATGATTTATGGGAACAAGATAATCAAGTTATTATAAATAATAAAATCGAAAGTATGTCTTATAAAGAATATCACAAGTGGTTTAATGAATTATTTGAAAAAACTAAATTAAAAGATGAAGTAGATGAATCAGGTTATGGAACATGGTTAAAATCTGATGATGATATTCCTGAAATAAATCTTAATAATAAAGCAGAAGTCGCAAAATATATGGAAGAAAAAAGAAATCATTTACGATCATTAATAGTATATAATTCATTTGAAGATACATCACATGATTCACATTTTGATTTAATCAGAGAAAAACCAGCCGATTACGGCAGTACATTATTTGATAAATTACAATTTGAAGATTTAAAAAAAGCACATACAGAAACATTAATACCAGTTACAGAAGAAGACTTTAAAAATAGAAAAAAATACAGAAATATAGATGAAATGAATAGAGATAGAACGAAAGATATAATAGAAAATAAAGAATGGTTTTCTAGTCATGATGAAAAATTAAAACAATTGCAATCATCTGATGATTCTATTAATATTTCTCGAGCATATAAATTATTACAACAAGATGAAGTAATTAGAGATAATTATGATAAATTTTGGACAGATTTAAAAAGAATTGAAAATAAATAAATTTGTAGGTTTAATATATATGAATAATTATACAAGATATATTGTAATTATATTGATATTATTTGCTTTTGGAAACTTATATGAAAGTTACAAACAAACACAAAATAAGAAGGAAAAGATGGATCAATATGATCTAATTAAGAAATATTTATTAAATGAATCATCTTTAGCCAAGAGTAAAAAACCTATTTTATGGATACATATTAATTTGGAAAAAAATGCTAGATGGTGGTCTCATTTTTATTCAAGAAATAGTGAATGTTTAAATCAACCCTATCAATATTTAACAATCAAATCAATCGTTGATAAATGTGGTGAATCTTTTAATATTTGTTTAATTGATGATAAAGCTTTTAACAAAATTATTCCCGGATGGAGCAATCAAATTGCCAATTTACCAAATCCTTTACGACCACATTTAAGACAATTAGCTATGGCTAAATTATTATATTATTATGGTGGTATGACTATCCCTTCAAGCACTATTTGTTTTAGTGATTTAAAACCCATTTATAATAATGGTTTAAATGCTTCTTGTATGTTTGTTGCTGAAAACAAAAGCGAAGGTGATACAAGCACATATACTAATTTTTTCCCATGTGATTTTGTTATGGGATGTGAAAAAGGTTGTGATGAAATGAAATCTTATATTAATTATTTAGAAGGTCTTGTATCTACCGATTATACGGCAGAAATGGATTTTAACGCACAACCTGATAGATGGCTATATAAAGAGTTTTTAAGCAAAAAAATTAATGTATTAAATGGTCTCTATTTTGGTGTAAAAAATAAAGATAATAAGGCTATTTTATTAGATGATTTATTAGCAGAAGAAGATATTGAATTAAGTAAAAAAACAGTTGCTTTATGTATTCCTCAAAATGAATTATTAAAACGTACTTATCTTAATTGGTTTGTTAGAATGAGTCCTGAACAAGTATTAGAATCTAATACTATGATTGGCAAATATTTATTGTTAAGTAATTAATTTAATAATATATTTATATGATTATATATTATTATATTAATGTTAACTCAAGAAGAAAGAGCTGATAGAGAATTTGGATTAAATGACAATTATCATGATTTTAAAGGAGATGGCTCTCGTGAATCTGCTATTAGTTATTGGAATCCACAAAATCGTATATTTAGAAATGCAACTAATCACCCATTTACACCTATGATAACAAAATTGGAAGATCCATGTACTAGTGAACCAATTTCCTATGTCGGTACTTATGGTAATAGAACAGAAAAAGATCTCGACCCTTTATTAAAAAATTTTGGATCTATTGATTCAAGATTTGAAGCAAGAATAGAAAAAATTTTTATATATAAATATCCTTCTGTTCGTGGAGTTCCACAAGATCTATTAAGTGTACCTAGTGCTAACTTTTATATATGGGATAATCCTGTTCCTACTACAGATCAACAAATCCCATTATATGAATTTAAAAGTGAAAATGGTGAAATTAATAAAGCAATAAAAGCATCTGTTGCACAAATATATTGCTTAACAGATGAACAAAAAAATCAAATTTATGCAGATTCTGAAATTTCACAATTAGTTATTGATCCAAATTTAGATAACGGATATGATTTAATTAATAATGAAGATCAAAATTTGACTGTAAGGAATCCAATTACAGGAGACACACTCACAATAGCTAAAAATTTATTACCTCAATTTATAATAAGATTCTTCTTTCCTATAGGACCTCAACCCAAATTTTCATATTCAAATGATGCATCCATATTACATCATATAGGAAATGCTTTTTATCGATTCAATACAGATGATGTTTATGGACAAATTTTTACTGTAGCAAATGTTGGTGATTCAGCGAATATTAATATTCAACCTGTAGATAATAAGAATCCTTTTGGAAAAATTTTTGGCACCGTTGGACAATCTAAGGATTTACAAAAACAACTAATTGAAGAAGGAAAATCATTATTTCCAAATACTAGCGTGGTAGATAATAAATTAGTTTATCAGTTTCAATATAATATATTAACAAGAGATAGATATATATTTAGATATATAGAACAAGAAGGATCTGTTTGGAGTAATAACCCAAATAGTATGTCTATTTATTGTTTTAATTTTCAAATTATTCGAAAATCCGACAACACAATTATTGTAGACCAGCCTTTTTTTGATAAAACGTCACCCACTTGGAGCGCAGATTTAAAAAACCAAACTTTTAAAAAAGGTATGTCTATGACTGGTCCTGATGCACCTATATTATCGCAATTTATAAAAGAATTTTCTTGTATAGTTGTTACAATACAACAACAAACAAATCCTCGAGAGTTTATTAAAGATAGAATTACTAAAATAATACTTAAGAAGAAAGGTCAGAGATTTTTAATAGAAAATGTGTTAAATCAATTTATTAACAATTTTCAAGGAAATGATTGGCAAGAATTATTATTTACGTTAATAGAATTATGTTTTGATTTAAAAAGATGTGGAGATTACGAACAAATCAACTCTGTATCTATCATAAAAAATAATAATGTTACCAACGACTTAAAAAACATTTTATTTTTTACTGGAGATCGTGTATGTGGAGATTTTGCTAGATTTAAAGAATTAAATACTATTACTCTTTTACAAAAAAATTATTTTTTAACGCGTCAACCATATATTCTAGATCCTGCAGAAATGGAAAAGGAAATGAAAATACAAATTATTAATAAATGTATAATACAATTAAATATTATTAATTCTTTTTATAGCTTATTGGTTAATAATAGAGGAATAGACATATTACAGATATTAAGTTTTAATGGTAAAACAATTTTACAATTATATGATGATGAGATAGCAAAATCAGCGTTAAAGCCGGATGGAACACATAGTGATTCAAATTTATATTTAAATCCTTGGACAGAACAAGGTACAGAAAATATAGAGAATCTTCAAGATCAAATTAAAGGAAGCGAATTTTATGAAAATTTTAAAGGATTAAATAAAATTATAACAATTATTTTAGAATTTCAAAAAAGTATATTTGAACTTATATTTAATAAAGGATTTGATATATTCCAAAGAAATTTTTTATTTTGTCAAGCACTTTTAGCAAAATTGGAGGAATTTTTAACTAATAATTCTGTTAATACTATACCCGAATTGACTCCTAATTTACAAGAAATTCAAGGATCTACATATCCATATCCTGGTACATATAGGCAGAAAAAACTAGGCTTTTACGATGGAATATTATATATAAATTTTAATGGAGTTTATAAATCTTTATATGATTATCTCCTTTTTTACAATAATATTTATGTAAATATTGACTATTTTGATGAATTTAGTTTAGATATTGATAATGTAAAAGATCCTGATTTTAGAAAAAATTTGGGATTAAATCCTAACTCATCAATAGAAACATTTAAATTAAGAGTTACTAAAACAAATATGAATAATATTTTATCTACGATGTTGTCTGATAATAATTTAAATATAATAAATCAAATTATCCAATTTTTTAGTACTAAAAGGACAAATATATTAGAATTATTTTATAAAATTTATATTCAGACACCACAGCCAGTTGGAGTTAGAATGAGTCGTAGAGTAGCGCCACAAGTTTTTATAAACATAAAAGATATTCTACAATATTTTAAAACACTAGAAGGTTTATTTAAGGTAGGAAATGATATAATAATATTTGAGCAAACTAATATAGTTGATTATTTAGATCATACTACTCAAACATTATACTATAATTTACTAACACAAGAGACTATACCTACTACAGTTTTAAGATCTACTCTAAAACCACCTTTACAAGCAAATCTTAATAAAAGTGAAGAAGTATTAGCCGACGAATCCATATTTACCATAGATGCAACCAAAGATATCGAAGAAGACAAAAGATCTCTTTCTCTAACACAACCACCACAGCCAACAACAATAGCTCCTCCGCAGGTACCACCATCATCTCTTATAAAAGATTCAATTAATAATAAAAGCAATAAAGTACAAAAAAAACAAAGGTTAAGAGAAGAAAGACAACAACAACAAATAGTAAAGGCTCGAAACACAAAAAGATATTACACAAGATTACAGGTTGCCAAAAATTTAATTGGTGCTTATTTTGAAACTAGGAATATACATCGTAAAATTAAGCCTAATGTCGCAGAAAGCGGCGACTCATCACAAGCAAAAAAGCAAAGGGTTCCTGTACGAACAGATCCCGTACAAGGTGGTTCTAAAAATATTATTCAAAAGGGAGGTGCCTTATCTGACGATGATTGGAATAAAATAATAAACTATTTTTTTAATGAAATATATCCACTAGTATTTATATTAGATCAAATAACTGTAGATTTATGTCCTATATTCAATCTTTTAAACATATTAAAAATATGCGATTTAAATAATAATTTTTTTGAATATGGAATTGATTCAAATGCACAACTAACTGATAATATAGATAGATATTCATATTATAATAATTTAATATACAAAATATTATTTGAATTAAATATAATTATTAGTGAATTTACACCATCACCGAATGTAAATAAACAGAATTATTTTGTAGCTATAACGTTTATATTAAGGCAGTTGGATGAGAAAAGAACTCACTTACAAGCAATTTATGATGAATATAATAATGCATATAATTACTATACTACATTATTAGATGGAATGGTTACTAATCAATCGCCACAACAACCACAACAACTACAGGGGTATATGGATACTATGGAAAATATAATTTGGGGGGTAGAGGAGAACGAGGTGGACAGTAATAATTTTACAGTTGCGAATGATGAAAATGATTTAATAAAAATCTTGAAAAAAATAAATGATGAGTTAAATATGATAAAAAAAGATCACCTTACTGCATACGGTTTATTAAGATATATGAATACTAATTTAAATTATAAATACAAAATAATAAATGAAATGGAAGAATTCACATGTAGATGGAATAGATTTATATGTAAAAATTTCCCAACAGTTTTTACTACAAGACATCCTGATTTAGATCGCGACTTAAAATCTATTAGTGCATTAACGTGGTTTTTAAATTTGACAAAAAATGCAGTTAATTCAAATTTAACATTAGAAAAAAGTGGTATAGAATGTTGTTTAAAAAATATGAAAGAAGAAGAAATTATAGATGATACTAATTTAGAAGATTTTGCAGAAAATTTAAGTGAAACTGCTGTAGAAGGAGATGATATCAGACGACTTTTTAGAACTGCTAGTGAAGAAATGGTAGAAGTAGTTGAAGAAGAATTTGGAGATGTAGCACCAACAGAAATAGTAGGATGTTATCCAATTAATAATGAATCAGAGTTATTTAATATAATGAGTGAATATGAATGGTTTCTTTCGTTGAGTCAAGCAGAGAGAGCAGGTGCGAATCAATCTAGATCACCATTATATAGAGCATGTGGTGAGATATATGAGACTATGAAACAGTTCCAACAAGTGAAAGAAAATACTGAAGGGGAAATACATTATGATTTATTAAAGTTTTATGCTTTAGGATGTATAGCCCAAATATTTACAATATTTGACGGTGACAATATAAGTGTTTTCCCAATAAATCAAAATGTAAGAAATTTTAGAACTGATAATCCATTTTGGGATTTAAATAATAAACAAAATTGGAATAATATTGGTGATTTATTGAAAAACATATTAGTGATAAGAAGTCCTGCCTTACTTCCAGGTGCATTTGGGGGTCCTTTCACGGGCGCGTCATTCAGTCGGACGCCAAGAGGTGGAACAAAAAGAGGTGTAACAAAAAAAAAAAGAAATAAAATCATAAAAAAATAAATACAACGTGGGGGTTCCGCCCCCCTGCGACGGATGTTATGCGGCTTTGCCGCGGTGCTGAGTTTCTTTAAGTTATTTTAAAATATATATTATTAAATAACTTAAATAAGAAGGATCACATTTATTATTTAATTTCTCTCTGAATCTCTCGTTTAATCTTTTTTTAAAAGTCATATCAGTATGTTGAAAAGTGTATAATCATTTCTATATTTTAAGGATTTCATATAAGAATAGAAAAACGCAATCAACGAGAGAAATTGAGAGATTAATTCATAATTAATTTTAAAATACAAGGATCATATTTATTATTTATTTTCTCTCTGAATCTCTCGTTTAATCTTTTTTTAATTCTCATATCAGTATGTTGAAAAGTGTATATTAAAATCATAAATTCATGAATATCATATAAGAATAGAAAAATGAATTCAACGAGAGAAATTGAGAGATTAATTAAAAATAAATATGAAATTCTATTTAATCTATTTAAGTTATTGAATAATATATATTTTAAAATAACTTAAAGAAACCGTCGCAGGGGGCGGAACCCCCACCACATAACATCCGTCGTAGGGGGACGGAACCCCCACGGAACCCCCATTAAAAATGATGTTGTCTTTCATCTAATGAAAAATACAAAAGAAGTCCTATTAATATAATAATAAGATTTGTAAATTGCATATTTTTTGAAACATTTTTATACTTACTTAAAAATTTAAATACTTCTTTATGAGCTAAACAAACAGGTAAGAAAAATAAAATAGAACTATAACACCAAATAGCAGCAGCTTCACCACCCTTGACGTCTCTATATAAAAATGCAATTAAAGCAACAAATATTAACCATGCTATATTAAGAAAGGATGCTTGTGTAAAAAGAGCAGGAATAAACATGATTAAACAATAAAATACGAAATATAAAGAAAAATTAGTATTACGATTGAACATATAGCCAACATGATATTTTCCCATATAGGATTGAGTAGTTTGTGAGCATAAATCAGAATCCGCAGTATTACCCATATGACATGATTGTCTATTATATAATTCAAAATCTTTTAGTGATAAAATATTAAATATAGCATACAAAATACATATAAAAAATACAAAATTCCAATAATAATGATTTTGTGGAGAGAAAAAGAAAAATATTAGATTAACAAATAATGGTTGAAAACTAATATGATACCAAGATAATGAGCTAAATATTTGTTGTAATTTTGGATTACCTTGATATTTATATAATTGACCTTGTAGCCAATCTTTAAATGCAAGAAAAAATAATGCGATTGATAGTATAGGTGTTTTATATAAATAAATTGCCGCACTAGATAATAATAGTGCATTTATATATGATTGAGATTGAGAAAAACACATATATATTATTATAATATTTCTTTTAATTTATCAACTTGATCAGATGTAAGTTTATCAGGATATACAACCTTAAATTTCAAAATCAAATTGCCTTTAAAATCATCTCGTTCCATTCCAAAATTAGGAATATTCTTCATTAATCCATCTTTCATAATATTGCCAATTTCACTATTAAATCGTAATTGTTTACCACTAATATGATTAATAATAAAATCGAATCCACATAATGCTTCTTTTAATGTAATTTCCTTTTCCAATAATAGATTTAAACCTTCTCTCTTAAAATAAGTATTATTTTCAATACTGACAATAACTTTAACGTCACCTTTAATATTATTATCAAGCATATTGCCTTTTTCTCTCAAAATAATAATTTCCTTATCATCCAAGCCTTTGGGAATTTGAATATATAAGGTTTCATTTTCGATTTTCCGCATACCATCTTCAATTAACCATCGTTCAATAGAAATAGGAATGCTATCTCCATTATATGCTTGTTCTAAACTAATGGTAATATTTTTAATAATAGGTGTAGGTTTGTTTAATGCATTCATATTAACAGGTTGTCCATTCCTAAATACCTTGATATTTGTTCCATTCATGCCTCCTGGAAATCCAGCAAATGCCATACCAGGCATACCATGCATACCAGGCATATTACCACCAAAAAACATTTTAAAGATTTGATCAACATCAACAGGTCCATTACCACCTGGACCCAAATTAGCTCCAAAAGGGTTTTGTCTAGATAAATCATATTTTTTTCTATTTTCAGGATCACTTAAAGTTTCATAAGCTTCGCTAATTTTCTGAAATTTAGAAGAATCTCCCCCATTTTTATCAGGATGATGAATAAGTGAAAGTTTTCTATAACTTTTTTTAATATCAGCTTCACTACAATTTTCAGGAAGATTCAATATGTCATAATAATTCTCCATTTAATAATATACTTTAACATAAACTTAAATACTTATTTACGAATAATTATAATTATGGAATTACCTTTAATTTATAAATATAAACCAAATTATTTTTCTGAATATGAATTAGACCATTCTGTATTGGATATTTTAAATACATTAATATCAATAGATTCTTTAAATATATTATTAATAGGTGATTCAGGAAGTGGAAAAACTTGTTTGATTTATACTTTAATAAATGAATATTATAAAGATTGTAGTAATAAAAACGATAATATATTGATAATTAATAGTTTGAAAGAACAAGGGATTCAATATTATAGGAGTGAAGTAAAAACATTTTGTCAAACACGATGTTCTATACCTGGGAAAAAAAAGTTGGTAATTTTAGATGATATAGATAACATAAATGAGCAAAGTCAACAAGTATTTAGAAATTGTATAGATAAGTATAGTAATAATGTAAATTTTTTGTCATCATGCAATAATATTCAAAAAGTAATAGATAGTTTACAATCAAGAAAAACAATAATAAAATTAAGGCCTTTAACATTTGAAAAAATAAAATTAATATTTAATAATATAAAATTAAAAGAAAAGATAGTAATAACAAGTGATGCCGAAAATTTTATATTGAATATTTGTAATGGTTCAATAAGAATATTAATAAATTATTTGGAAAAATTTAAAATTTTGAATAAGGAAATTAATTTAGAATTGGCGAATCAAATATGTACAAATATAAGTTTTAATATTTTTAATGATTTTACGAATTATGCAAAGGAAGGTAAAAGAGTAGAATGTATAAATATTTTATTTGAATTATATGATAAGGGTTATTCAGTAATGGATATATATGATAATTATTTTTTATATTTAAAGCAATTTTGTGATTTAGATGAAAATGATAAATACAAGATAATAACAATTTTATGTAAATATATTACAATATTTCATAATATCCATGAAGATGAAATTGAATTGGCTTTATTTACGAATAATTTGATCCAACTTTTATCTTCATAAACTATAGGAGGTAAATGAGTCAATTATTTAAAACGGAAATAGATAATGATTTATTATTTAAATACTTAGATTTAGTATGTGAAAAGACGGAAAAGTATTATATATATGACATATGTTCTTATAAAAAGGGTGAATTAAATGGTGAAAATAAGAATTTTTGTAATAGTATATTACCATATTATCATAAAGCAAAACAAAAGTATATAACACGTGAATTAAATTATACAAAATTTGTAACAATAATAAGACAAATATGTAAGCAAAATATGATATCATTTACAACAAAAATAGTATATAGTAAATCAAAATATAATATACCGTATTACATATATTATTGATGGGGGGTGTTCCGTGGGGGTTCCGCCCCCCTGCGACGGTTATGCGGCTTCGCCGCGGTGCTGAGTTTCTTTAAGTGGGGGTTCCGTCCCCCTACGACGGGTTCTTTAAGTTATTTTAAAATA